TAACGGCGGCAGGATTATGCTGTTGTCGGCTGAGAACCCGGACGCCCTTCGAGGCATCTACCTTGATGAGTGTGTCTTCGACGAGTTTGGCATGCAGAACCCGAGGGTATGGGGGGAGGTTGTGAGACCGGCACTGTCTGACAGGCAGGGCTCGGCATGTTTTTTGGGAACCCCGGCGGGCCACAATCATTTTTTTGATTTGCTGGAAACGGCCAAGGGGCAGTTAGCCGAGGGCAGCAGCGACTGGTACTACAAGATTTGCAAGGCCAGTGAGACAGGGATTGTGCGCCCAGAGGAACTTGAGGCGGCTCAGGCGCAGATGACGCCGGAGCAATACGAGCAGGAATACGAGTGTTCATTCACCGCAGCGATTATTGGCGCGTATTATGGTAAGCTCTTGGCGGATGCTGATGACAATGGCCGTGTGACGCGGGTGCCTTATGACCCGGCCTATCCAGTTCATACGGCCTGGGACTTGGGTATCAACGACTCGACAGCCATCTGGTTTGCGCAAGTGTTTCGCGGGGGCGCGGTAAATGTTATTGATTATTACGAGAGTTCTGGCGTTGGTCTCGACCATTATGCAGATATACTCTCAAAGAAAGACTATACGTATGGCGACCACCTCGCTCCTCACGACATTGAGGTCCGTGAGTTGGGCTCGGGTAAAAGCCGCTGGGAAACGGCTTATACGCTGGGAATCAAATTCAGGGTCATCCCGAAAATGAAGGTGGCAGATGGCATTAACGCTGCGCGTATGTTAATACCTAAATGTTACTTTGACCGCGACAACTGCGGCGAAGGTCTTGAGATGCTAAGACAATACCGGCAGGAATGGGATGAGAAGCGTAAATCCTTTAGGGACCATCCAAGACATGACTATACGAGCCATGCAGCGGATGCTTTCCGTTATCTTGCTGTTGGTCTTGAAAACCGAGCAGTCATGTCTCGTCCTCCGCAGCAGATTGCGCAGATGGAATACAACCCTTTCACGCTATAGAGGCAACTGATGACTGAAAAGGTAAGTACAAGCGCTGGCCCTTCCGGTAGACAGCCTGCTTTCCCCACCCCTACGGGGGTAGCTTTGAGCGCCATTGGAAGGTTTTCGAGGGAGCGCCAAGCCAAGATTCTAAAGGATGACCCGACGGCAGAAGTGGTACGCGATGCCAGTGGCAAGCAAGTTGGCGTTGTACACAAGGGCTTATTCGGCGGAAGGGTTTATAGCGGTCGGCCTGAGTTTGACCCGATTAGTGGTGGCCAAACCCAACGTGATGAACAAGCTACGATTATTAGCGCCCCAGAAACCACTCCAGAGCCAGAAGTCACCCCAGAGGTTACGCCGGAGATTGTTCCTGATGACCTCATGGGTAGCACAGAGCGCGGTCGCCGTCGCAGCAAGCGTCTTGGTGGTGCTGGCACTCTGCTTGAAGGCGGAGGCGCACTCTATGAATGAGGCCATGCCAACAGTGTTGCCTGAAACATCGCCGCGCAGAGGGATTTTGCGTCTTCTGTCAGACCGCGAAAGTGCAGGCGGCACAGACAGAACAACAATGAGCAAGGACGACGGGAAGCGCACACGCGGAACATACCACATCACACTAGAAGCAGCGCAAGAGCATGCCCAAGAGTTTCCCTTTCTTAATAGATACAAAGGCTTAAGTGACCAAAACAGAGATAGCTTTGCGCAGTACATGATTGAAAACCCAGAAACAGAAACAAAACTGGCAAGGGCCGTTTTGGATAAAAAATATGCAGAGCTTGAGGCGGCGGGTGTTAGCCTTTCTCAACTTAGAGAATTTGAAAGGGATGCTCTGGGCTTATTGTTTTTTAATGCTGGCACTGGCAAGTTTACAAGATTAAAAAGAAATTTATCTGCGCTAACAAAGTATAGGGCAAAATTTGGAGAAACCCCTACACCAGAGCAAGCAGATATCTTGGAAAGGTTACGAATTGCTAGTGCCGGAGAAATGGATGCAATTAACGCACAAGTGATTGTGGAGCAGGAAGACGGAACCAAGATTTCTGAAAGAAAACCCGTCCGGGGGTTGGCAATAAGACAGCTATCAACACAAGACTACTTTTTAACAGGGGAAGACACGTTTAAGTCATACTATCCGGGCGGAACCCGCGCTGAAAGCGTAAGAACCACAAACAAAGCCAAGCAGCTTATTGACGCTTCTAACCAGCGCGGCCAAGCAGCTTTTGAAGGCGCTTTGCCATATATAAAAATGGATGCGGCCCGAGAAGATTCCCAAGGGATTCTTTCTGTGACTGTAAACGAAAAAGACGAATTGTCAGACGATGCTCAGTACAGGCTGGTAAACACTGAACTTGACGGCATCCCAGAGCTATCGCCACCACCAGACGCCATGCTTTTTGCTGGCCCGCAAACTGAAACACCGCAACCGTAGCCAAGAGGGTATTATGAGCTTTTTAACCCCGTCTGCACCACCACCGCCACCTCCTCCTCCGCCTCCTCCTCCGGAGCCTGACCTTGGCCGCGCCCGTGTTTTGGCAGAAGAAGCCGAAACCCAAGCCCGTGCAAGACGCAAGGGAAGGGGTGCTACGATTGTTGCTGGCGCTTTGGGTGATACGACAGAGACTAAAACTGGCACACCGACATTGATGGGTTAGCTATGAACAAAGCATCCGAACACGTTAAACGCTTCGATTACCTCAAGAGCCGCAGAGATAACTGGGACACGCATTACCAGGAACTTGCGGACTATATGCTGCCCCGAAAGGCAGACATTGTGAAGAAGCGGTCTCGCGGTGAAAAGCGCATGGAGCTTATCTATGATGGCACTGCGCTTCAATCCATCGACCTAATGGCAGCTTTCCTGCACGGGATGCTGACCAGCGGGGCATCGCCTTGGTTCCACTTGGATGTCAAGGACGAAATGATTAACCGCGATGACGATGTTCGTGAATGGCTGCAAGACACCAGCATGCGTATGATGCAGGCCTTCCAGCGGTCAAACTTTGAGACTGAGGTGCATGAAGCGTATGTGGACTTGGTTGTGTTTGGCACAGCCTGCATGTTCTGCGAGATGGACCGCAAGAACTTACGGTTTAGCACCCGCCACATTTCTGAATATTATGTTCAGGAAGACCAGTATGGCATGGTCAACACGGTCTACCGGCTTTACAAGATGACAGCCACACAGGCTGTAGAGCGCTTTGGTCTTGAGCGTGTCGGTGACTTTATCCGCAAGAAGCACGAGAAGAACGGCGACGAAGAGATAGAAATCCTTCACGCAGTAATGCCACGCACCGACCGCGATGTAACCGCGCCGGACAATATGAACATGCCGTTCATGTCGGTGTATGTTTGCAAGGCTACCGGGATGGAGATTTCACAAGGTGGCTTTGAAGAACTGCCCTATGTTGTGCCTCGCTTCCTGAAAGCTACCGGCGAAGTGATGGGCCGCAGCCCTGCAATGACAGCGCTGCCTGACGTTAAGATGTTGAATCTTATGTCAAAAACCATCATCCAAGCGGCTCAGAAGCAGATTGACCCGCCGTTGCTGGTGCCTGATGACGGCTTCTTGCTACCTATTCGCACCCAGCCCGGTGGCCTAAACTTTTTCCGTTCCGGCTCCCGCGAGACGATTACGCCGCTGAACACGGGTGCCAACATTCCTATTGGTCTGAACATGGAAGAACAGCGCCGCACCGCTATTCGCCAAGCGTTCTATGTTGACCAGATTCTGACTGCTGGCTCTCCGCAGATGACTGCGACAGAGGTGATTCAAAGGCAGGAAGAGCGCATGAGGGTCATTGGCCCCGTGCTGGGCAGGCTCATGAATGAGATGCTTCGCCCGCTGATTGACCGTGTGTTTGCGCTGATGTTGCGCAACGACATGCTGGCACCGGCACCTGAAATCCTCCAAGGTCGTGACATTGATATTGAGTATGTCTCACCGCTGGCACGAGCGCAGAAATCAAGCAGCCTGAACAACACCATGCGGGCGCTTGAGATTCTCCTGCCTCTGGCGCAGAGCTTGCCGGTTGGCGACCACATCGACCCTGATGGGTTAGTCCGCCACGTCACAGATTCACTTGGTGTCCCGAAAGCCACACTCAGGTCGCAGCGTGAAGTAAACGAAACTCGTGAAGCGCGAGCGCAAGCAGAGCAAGAGGCTATGCAGCGCCAGCGTGACCAAGAGGATGTTTACACAACAGCGCAGGCTGCACAGGCCGTGAGGATGGTTCAGTCGTGAAGGACATAGAAAAGCTAAAGCATATGTACAAAGAGACCTTTGAGACCGAGGGCGGTCAGAAGGTCTTGCGAGACTTGGAGGCCCGTGCGAATTGGAGGGCGTCCAGCTATGTGGCTGGCGATGCAAACGCCACCGCATTTGAAGAGGGCAAACGCGCTGTCCTGCTTCACATCCACAACATGATGACACAGGAGTAACAATGTCAGAGGAAGCTATCGAACAGGTAGCCCAGCCTGAAACTACACTGATGGAAACCCCAGCAGAGGTAGCACAGGGCGGGTCTGGTAACGAGTTCCTATCCACTATACCGGAGGATTTGCGTGACCACCCAAGCCTGGGGCCAATTAAGGATGTCGAGAACCTCGCTCGTTCTTATGTAAACGCACAAAGACTGATTGGCGCGGACAAACTGCCGATGCCAGTCAACCCAACAGCCGAAGACCTTGACAACATCTATAGCCGTCTTGGCCGTCCAGAAAGTGCGGATGGCTATGAAATTGCAGTTGATGGCAACATTGTGACCGAAGATGTTGCAAAGTCTTACGCTGATGTAGCGCATAATCTGCGCCTAACCCCAGACCAAGCTAACGGTGTGCTGGAATATTACCGCGCTATGGTTCAGGAGTCCGGGCAACTAAGCGAAGCAGCGGAAACGCAACAACGCGCAAGCACTGAAACAGCACTCCGCAAGGAGTGGGGCGACGAGTTTGATGTGCGCATCGAAGACGCGGGCAAGATTGCCAAGCAGTTTGGCAGCGGCGAGTTGCTTGAAATGCGTTTGGACGATGGGACAAAAGTGGGCAACCATCCTGACTTTATCAGGGCTTTTGCCAAGATGGCCGAGTTCCGTTCCAGCGTAACCAGCGAAGATACCGTCGCTGACAACGCCATTAGCAGCACAATGTCCCGCCGTGAGGCGCAAGCTGAAATTGAAAGCATTATGTCTTCGCCAGTCTACACTGACCGCAAGAATGTGGTCGGCAGACAGCAAGCCATTGACCGCGTTCAAGAGCTAATGGAAATGGTTCATGGATGACAAAACAGAGCTTAGGCTTGAATGTTTGCGCCTCGCACTTGAGTATGGTACTCAAAGAGACGTACTAAATCCCCACCTACTCGCAGATACATACTACGAGTGGGTGACGCAGGGTAGCGGGCAAGCCCGTCCTGCCGACAACCGGAAAGACGGTGGCCGCAAGCAGGCCCGAAAAGCCAGGAGTGTCCGCGAGGGTAGCACACCGCAACTTACTGTAAACGCAACTGTAGAGAAGGAGGTAGGCTAATGTCTACTCAAGTAACTACGGCATTTGTGCAACAGTATTCTGCAAACGTGCAGATGCTCTCACAGCAGATGGGTTCCCGTCTGCGTGACGCAGTACGCATTGAGAATGTTGTTGGTAAAAATGCCTTCATCGACCAAATCGGTCTGGCCACGGCGCAGCTTCGCACCTCCCGCCATGCCGACACTCCCCAGCTTGACACTCCGCATGAGCGGCGTCGTCTGAGCCTGGCTGACTACGAGTATGCTGACCTGATTGATGACCAGGACAAAATCCGCATGCTCATCGACCCGACTTCATCCTACGCACAAGCCGCAGCAGCAGCTATGGGTCGTGCAATGGATGACGTTGTTATCACCGCCGCTCTTGGCACAGCCTCCACTGGCGAAACCGGCAGCAGCACTGAGGCAGCGTTTAGCGCCTCTGACGACAACTACATCGTAAACGGCAACACCAACCTGACCCTCGCAAAGCTGCGTCAGGCCAAGGAACTGCTGGATGCCGGTGACGTTGACCCGTCGATTCCTCGTTACTTTGCCGCTGGCCCAAGCCAGATTCAGAATCTGCTGGCTGACACCACGGTAACTTCGAGCGACTTCAACACTGTAAAGGCTCTGGTACAGGGCGAACTCGACACCTTCATGGGCTTCAAGTTCATCATGACCAACCGCCTGAACACCACTGATGACGCAGAAACTGCTGCATCTGGTGACGTTCGCAAGTGTTTCGCTTGGGCCGAGGATGGCATTACTCTGGGTATTGGCAAGGATGTATCTGCCCGCATCGACGAGCGTTCCGACAAAGGTTACGCGACTCAGGTGTACTACTGCATGAGCATCGGCGCGGTACGCATGGAGAAGGCCAAAGTCGTTCAAGTCAACTGTGACGAAACCCCGGACTAAGAGGAGATTAACAAATGGCTAACGTAAACACTTCTCTTGTTTCCAACTTTGAGGCTAGCCCTCAAGTCATGAACGCATCGCATGAACTGCACGGTGTAAAGCGTGTAGCACAGGGAACCATCGCCCTTGCGGCTGGTGACCTGTCTGCATCCGACACTGTGATGCTTGCACCGGTTCCAACCAATGCTAGCATTACCAGCATCAAGCTGTTCAACGATGACCTTGACTCTGGGACCACCAACACTTGCGATGTCGGCATCTACAACACCGATGGTGTCGCTGTTGACGATGATGCGTATGCGTCGGCTATCACCGACCTTCGCGCTGCTGTCACCGTCGGCACTGAGGTTGCGTTTGAAGCCCGCGACATCAACGCAATGGGCCAGCAAGTTTGGGAAGATGCAGGCGCATCGTCTGACCCAGGCGGTTACTACTACATCGGACTCGTGTTCGATGGAGCCGGTGACACTGGCGGCGACCTCTCGTTCATCATCGAGTACGTCGTAAACTAACCAGTTAAGGGGGGCGGCTTGAAACCGCCCTCCTTTCACTCCTGCTCCGGGGGATAGATGGGTGGAGTACAACAGAGATTTCCGGTACGACCTCAAGGTGGGTCAAATGGCGGAAAGTTGGCTTGCTGACGTACTGCAAACCCGAACCATCGAAATAAAAAGAGACTTCAAAGCTTCACGAACCGGCAGAGTGTTTGTGGAGTTTTTTTCTAGGGGGAAGCCGTCAGGCATAGACACAACAGAGGCGGACTTCTGGGCGTTTATCATAGACGGCGAAACTGTGGTAATATTGCCAACAGCACGGCTCAAGGAGCTTGTGCAGGAAGCAAAGGACGAAGGCAAGATTTGGAAGGGCGGTGACTCTAACACGAGCCAAGGCGTCCTGATTGATTTGGAAAGGTTAGTAAAGTAATGCCCTCCGTAGTGGACATATGCAACGAAGCGATGCACCTGTTGGGCGCTGACACAATCACGTCCCTAACCGAAAACTCGAAAGAGGCGCGTTACTGTAATTCATCTTACGATGACAAGCGTGATGCTGTTCTTCGCGCTCACCCTTGGAATATTGCTGTGACCCGTGCGGCCCTCGCAAGAGACGCAACCGCCCCAGCGTTTGGGTTCTCTAGCCAGTTTACATTACCTACCAACCCATACTGTTTGCGGGTTCTATCCTTTTGGAACAAAAGTGTTGATAGCGAAGTATCCGCATACGACAGTCAAATATCCTTTAAGATTGAGGGCCGCAAAGTTATGACCAACGAGGACGAATGTAAGATTACTTACATTGGTCGGGTCATTGACACAGAACAGTATGACTCCTTGCTAGTAAGCGCCATAGCTTGCCGCATAGCAGCGGATGGCGCGTATCATCTAACTGGCAGCATGAATGTGGCTCAACAAATGCAAGCTTTGTATGAAACAAGATTAAGAGAGGCTCGTGGCATTGACGCGATGGAAGGCACACCAGACAAGATTATTGCTGATGACTTTGTGAACATAAGGCTCTAGGCATGGCCCGCGTTTCAACTATTGTCACAAATTTTCAGGCTGGTGAGCTATCCCCACGCCTTGAAGGCCGCATTGACCTACAGAAATACAGCAGTGGCGCTCAGAAGCTGGAAAACATGCTGGTGTTCCCGCAAGGCGGCATCACACGCAGACCGGGCACCAAGTACGCTGGCACGTCAAAAGACGGTGGCAAGGTCAGGCTTATACCGTTTGAGTTTAGCGACGAGCAAGCCTATGTCCTTGAATTTGGGGCAAACTATATCCGTTATTTCAAAGACGGTGGGATTCTAACCGAAGCCACCGAGACAATCAGCGGGGCAACACAGGCCAACCCTGTTGTGCTAACGATTACCGGCACCAGCTTGGTCAACGGCGACCGCATCTTTGTCAAAGACGTTGCTGGCATGACAGAGTTGAACAACCGTGAATTTACTGTTGCGAATAAGACAACAAACACGATTGAGCTTTCAGGCATCGATGGCACCGGCTTCACGGCTTATACCAGCGGCGGCACTGCTGGCAAGATTGTCGAAGACACAACGACGTACACAGAGGCGCAGGTCTTTGAGCTAAACTTTGTGCAGTCAGCGGATGTGTTGTACTTGGCCCATAAGGACCATGAGCCAGCCAAGCTAACCCGCACCACAGCTACCAGCTTTACGCTAACCGACATCGACTTTATTGATGGCCCGTGGCTTGACGAGAACACCACAGACACCACGATGTACTTTTCAGCAGAGACAGGCACCGTAACGGTTACTGCCTCTGCCCCCGTCTTTAGTTCCGATGACGTAGGCCGGTTTATTCGCACTCGTGAAATCCTTGAGATTGCGCATGACGAGTGGGCGGCGGGCACGAGCTATGTCAATAATGCTACTGTGCGTTATAACGGCCACGTCTATAGGCAAGTTACTGGGTCAACTGAAACGTCAGGCAACACACCGCCGGTTCACCTGACTGGCACAGAGACATACGGCAACATTGATTGGGAATACCGGCACGACGAGTTCGGCCATGTAAGGATTACCGCCTTTACCAGCGCTACTGTTGTCACGGCTGTTGTGCATGAAGACCAATATGGTAACGACACCCTGCCAGACAGTTCTGTAGGTTCTGGCAACGCCAACACCCGCTGGTCACTAGGCGCATTTGGCGGCGACCAAGGCTATCCACGCGCCGTAGCTTTCTACGAGGAGCGCCTATACTTTGCTGGCACAACAGGTCAGCCGCAGACCATCTTTGGCTCGAAGACGGCTGACTTTGAAAACATGACACCCGGCACGAATGACGACGATGCCATCAACATCACGATTGCATCTGGCCAGGTCAACGTTATCCGCCACATGATTCCGGGTCGCTTCCTGCAAATCATGACGACAAGTTCTGAATTTACGTTGTCAGGCGGAACAGGCACCCAGCCGGTCACGCCTACAAGCGTCAATGTTCTTCGTGAAACCACCTTTGGCTCTGGGGATGTGCGCCCGCTCCGCGCTGGCGCTAGCACCATCATGGTGCAAAAGGGGCTTGAGAAGGTCAAAGAAGTCACATTTGACTTGGACACTGACGGCTTGGTTGGCAGGGATTTGACCATCTTGGCGGAGCATCTGACACGCGGCGGCGTCACGGACATGGTGTGGCAGCAGGAGCCAGAGCTTGTGCTTTGGTTTGTTCACTCAGATGGAACTTTGGTTGGCTTGTCCTACGACCCGCAAAATCAGACGATTGGTTGGCACACTCACCCAATGGGCAACAGCGGGATTGTCGAGAGCATCACGGCCATCCCAAGTGGCGCAGAAGACCAAGTGTACCTCTCGGTCAAGCGCACCATTAACAGCGCAACAGTCCGCCACGTTGTCTTCATGGAAAACATTTATTTCGGCACCGACGTTGCTGATGCTTTCTATGTAGACTCTGGGCTCACATATGACAGCAGCGCCACCACCACCATTAGTGGCCTGAACCACCTCGAAGGCGAGACGGTGCAAATTCTGGCTGACGGCTCGGCGCATCCAGACAAGGTTGTAAGCGGCGGTGTGGTAACGCTGGACCGCAGCGCTAGCACAGTGCATGTCGGCTATTCCTACGATTCCAAGATGCAGACGCTACGCCTTGAAGCTGGTGCTGATGATGGCGTGTCACAGGGCAAGATTAAGCGTATTCACGGCGTAACTGTGCGGTTCATTGACACGGTTGGCGCAGAGGTCGGGCCGGATGAAAGCAATCTGGACCGTATCCCGTTCCGCGACAGCAGCATGGCAATGGATGAAGCTGTGCCAATGTTTGATGGAGACAAAGAGATTACGTTCCCGTCAGGGTACGACAATGATGCCAGAGTGTTCGTTAGGCAGACGCAACCATTGCCAATGACTATTCTGGCAGTGATGCGGAGGTCTAACACATTTGATGCTTAATATACGACCCTATACACATGATGATGTGTATGACATTGAACTAGACTACGAGTTTGGCCGAGCCTCACGGGCTGGCCTTCTGGGCCACAACGAGATAGTTGCCTATACGCTTCTTGATGACGACAAGGTTCTGGCGGTTGGCGGGGCGCATATCATGTGGTTTGGCGCAGGGGAAGGTTGGGTGCTGGTTTCACCGGATTGCCTCAGAACCCCGGCATCCTTTGCCCGTTATGCAAAACGGCTGTTTGGTAGTATATTGCAAGATACTGATTTAAGGAGAGTGCAGGCCAGCATCCACGTTGACGACGACCGCGCGTACAGGTTTGCAGAATGGCTTGGCTTTGAGAACGAGGGCATCATGCGTAAGTACGGCGTAGACGGCGGCGATTACTACAGAATGGCGAGGGTACAGTAATGTCCGCAGAGATTGCAGCAGCAGCCGCGATAGCATCGGGTGTTATGGGCTTCAAGGGCAACCGCGCAGCAGCGCGGCAAGCCCGACAGGTTGCTGATTACAATGCCCAAGTCGAAGAGAACAACCTTGTCATTCTCCAACGCGCCCGCAGGGACCAAGAGCTTCAAGTCAGGCGGCAGGGGGAGCAACTTGTTGGAGCGCAGCGGGTTGCTGTAGGCGCAAGCGGCATACAAGAGCGCGGCACACCATTGAACATTTATGCCAACGCCTACTTTGGTATAGAGCGTGACGCGGCCCGGATTCAGTATGCCTCAAGTGTTGACGAAGTTCGGGCGGTTGCTGCTTCTCGCAAGGAAATCATGGAAGGTCGAGCCCGCGCCACAACCTATCAATACGCGGCTATGGGCTCTTTGCTTGGCGGCACAACGCAAGCAGTCAGCACTTACGGCCAACTCGGTGGGTTTGACACGACAGGAACAGACTAATGCCACAAATCCCTATTTATAATCGTGGGCAAGGCCCGACAGTGCAGATGACAACTGGCACTCTCGGCCCAAAACTGTCGTCCCAAGTTTTTGAAAGAGCCGCCGCAGCGCCTGGTGAGGTTGCTGCAAAGGCTCTCGGGGACATTGCCAAGGTAGCCGCTGACTTTGAGGTCAGAGAGCAAAAAGCAGAGCTTGAGGCTGCTGAACGCGACCTGATGAACAAGGCGGATGAGGCCGCAGACAGGTTTGTTTTTGAAAACAACGACGACAACTACCGCGCCTACGGCATCAATGCTGGCAATTTCAAGACCGACTGGCTGCAATCAAATGTGGACACATATGAGGGGCTGAACAGCCGCCAACGGGCCGCGCTGTCTAACAACATTGACCGCCGTATGCAGCTTAAACTGCAACCCGGCAAGGTAAATGCTTTCGGTCGCGGTCAGGCCCGCAAGACCGATGTCTTTAACAAGGCGGCAGAGATTCTTGTTAAGGAGATGGCCAACAGCCAAGACTCTCCCGACATGCTTGTCAAATACAACGAAGAGCTTGATGGCCTGTTTGAGTCGGCACGGGAGCAGGGGCTACAAGTCTCTTGGACCCCCGAGAGTGTCCGCTTTGAGGTGCAGCGTGAGGTTATAAGTGGCTTCATGCAGGACGAGACCAAACCGCTTTCGTTCTTTGAAGACCTAAAAGATGAAATCCTTAACGGCGAAGGCGGGTATGCTCAGAACACTTTGGATGAGCAGGAACGTCTTGCTGGCATGTTGTCCAGCCATATTAACGAGCTTGAGACAGTGGCTGTGGCTGACGCAACGGCAGCAGGCGCTAGTGCCTTGGCTGGACTGACAATAGAAACAAACTCCGCGAACAGGACAGTCGCCCTCAAGGACGGATTAGTAGCCGCAGAAAAGCTGCGCAACTTGGGCAAATTCGCCGCCGCTACAAAACTTGAAGTTGACTTGCGTAGCACTAATGCAGCGCTAAACGCATCTGACAACTTGATGTTTGCGCCAGAGGCGGACGTGCAGGCGTTTATGTCCAAGCAAAAGCAGTTCTTGGAAAGCGCACGACCCGAAGAAAGGATAAATGCGCTGGCTGAGTACCAAGCCATGCAAACTGCCATGGCCAAGAGAAAAGAGCTTATACAGGAAGACGCGGCCGGCTACGTCTATGACTCCTATTTCAGAAAATACAACCAAGCGCCCACACCTTCACAAATAGTGGAGCATCAGCGACAGCTTGGTGTGCAAGAGTCAATTATCCGGCCATTTACCAAGCTTCAGTTTACCGAGCTTTCCACGGGCATGGCTCAGGCTGACGCCTCTGGCAAGATGGATTTGATGGCGCAGTTCTTTGGTCAGTTTGAGGAGGGTGAGCAACGCAGTTTGGCTATGCGCGGAGCCCGCAACCTCGGGCTTACAGCCGCACAAAACATTGCCATGTCTAGGCCGGGTGACCCTCGTGCGCTTGACCTTCTGAACGCAGAAGGTGTGGACGACAAAGTTCTAAAGGCCAACTTAAAAGAAAAAGGTATAGACGCAACGAAGCTGGGGGACATAACTAGCGCTGTAGATAAGGAGTTGGAAGAGTACCAGAAGAGCATTGTTGGTGATGCTGCCTCTGGCTACCTAGACCAGACCAGCACATCTGGCCGCCTAAACAGTGTCTTTGAGCAGAAACAAGCTATTTACAAGCTGGCTCAAACCTATGTGGTGGCAGGGATGGACATAAGCCAAGCAGCCAAAAAAGCTGCCGGAGTCATTACAGAGCAATTTGTCTTTGAAGAGTCTGGTGATGGCGCTGTTCGCATCCCTGCGGCTCAGGCAGGAGCCAGCGCTGACATCATGTCCTTCCTAGACAGGAAGTTGCGCCAGCCAGGTTTCCTTGAGAACGAGTCTATTATTCCGGGCGATGCTGGTGTTGCAGAAGGCACCACCGATGAGGTTAGGGCCGGAATATTTGCATCACAGGTTAGGCAAAACGGTCGCTGGCACACAACAGACGACAACAAGGGCGCTGTCCTGCTTGATGACTTTGGCAACGTGGTCATGAAGAAGGTCAACATGTTCGGTGAGCGTGGCGAGTTCCCGGTGTACTACGACTTTGCTGACATCGAGGAGCGCATCCAATACGAGGCTGAATACTTTAGAGATGTGGTAGGCGGTGTGCAGGGTCTTATGGTAGCGCCCACAAGCCCAGACAGGGTTTTAGCCACCGGGGCTGAAATCAGACAGGAGCGGCCTGACTTAATAGGTGGGCTGCGGTAATGCTGGAAATCTACATCCCGCCACAGCAGGATAACCCCACACTGCGCCAGAATTACTTTGACTATTCAAAGTCAGGCACGATGGATGTGTTGGGTGCCACCTTCCAGCAGGCTTTCTATGAAAACCCTATGAACGCCGCACTGCGCTCAACGCAGCTTTTCTTTGGCGGCGACACGGGCCGAAAGCTGACCCCGCAAGAGTACCAAGAGAGCGAGTTCTTTCGGGAGGGCATCACAGTAGGAGAGGACGGCATCTACGAGGGTGCCGCTTCTATATTGGCTGAACGCTATGATGTGCGCTCCAAGCGGAAACTTATCCTGTCACGCTCCCGTGGTGGTGTGGGCCTTGGCGCAACACAGCTTGGTGTGGGCTTGGTCGCAAGCATGCTTGACCCATTAGCCGTTGGTGCTGCTTTCATACCCGGTGTGGCCGCTGCTCGTTTGGGCATGGCTGTTGCCCGGCCAGTCACTGCCAGCGGTAGATTTGCCAGAGGCGCTGTAGAGGGTGCCGTGGGAACGGCTGCGCTTGAGCCTATTGTCTATGGCGCTGCGCGGTACGAACAGGACGCAGACTACACGCTGGCTGACAGTATGCTTAACGTGGCCTTTGGCACTGTGCTTGGCGGCGGACTTCATGCTGTCGGCGGTGCAATCGGTGACGCAGTGTCACGCTCACGGCTCAAAACAAAGAAAGCTCTTTTACAGACGGCGGTAGCCCAACTTGCCGATGGCAGGAAGGTTGACGTTGAGCCGCTAATAAAAGCTGACTCGCAGTTGCGCAATGACCCGGCTTTCCGTGGCGCAAATGTCGTGGACGAAAGCATTGGCGAGACGCCTGATTTGGACATGCGCCCGAAGGGCAAGCGCATACCAGACGTGTTGCGTCCCCTACTTGTGCCTAGTGAGCGCCCCAAGAGCATCAGGGAGTTCATCAGAGGCATTGGTGGCATTAAAGGAGATGACCCGCTTGCTACCGACTTGCTTGAGCGCAGCGGCGGGGACAAGAGCCTGTTCCGCGCCAAGAGGGGCAAAGACAAGCAACCTTTGGACAGGGCCAGGGAGGCGGCAGAGGAGGCTGGCTATTTGCCAGAAGGCTCAACTGTTGATGACTTGCTGGAGCTTGTGGCGCGGGACACAAAGGAAACGCCGGTATACTCCCAGCGTGACGCAGACTTTGATGCGCGTCTGGAACAAGCCAGAGCAATCAACGACGAGCTTGAGAAGTACCGCATTGACCCCAAGGGCTACACCGACCAGCAAATCGGGCGACTTTTAGAGCAGCGGTCACGTCTTGATGAAGTGCCAGAAGATGTGCCGGACGGGCTGACGGAGGAAGAGTTTTACAGGCTGCGCAAGGAGCAGCAGGAAGACATTGGACGCAACCCTGACGTTGATGACTTTGTGGAGCGTATGCGCGAGGCTCAGGAGATTGAGGCCCGGTTTGACGACGAGCCACTTAAACGGCTGCAAGAAGAAAACGAACTGCTTGAGGAAGACATACGCTACCTTATAGACGATGAGTTGCTGGACGAAGCGGCGCAGGAACAAATCCAAGTCTTCAACCGCCTCACCGAAAAGGCCGAGGCTGGCTATGAGAAGGGGCTGCAAGCAGCGCAAATCTGTTTGACAGGGAAAGTATAATGCAAGCGTGTACCCAAGACATCATTGACGCAATGCGCCAGGCTGGCTTTGAGATTGACGAAGAAGAAGCAGCGGACATCCTTGGTGCTTTTGTGGATGACCTTGAGAAGCAGCAGGGCAAGATTTACTCACAATCCCAAGAAAATCAATTACTTGAGCGCAGACTGAAAATACATCAGCAGGCCAAGATTAGTGCTGCCATCCAAAAGCGTAACTTCCTGATTAACCAGAAACGTGCTGCATTGCTCAAGCAGGCCATTGACAACTATGAGGGGTCTGCTGACGACGCCTTGCTCGACATTCTTGTTGGCTCGGTAAAGAACTACAAGGGTGGCCGGATGAGCATCGACGCAAGGCGGCAGGGCATCCAGAACGACGGCGCTGGCCTGCTGCTTGCAGAGTTGCAGAAGAACGACCTTGTTGGCTTGTTCCAGTCCTCGCAGCTTGATGAGATGATTTACAAGGAACTATTCGACGGGTTTGGCACGTCGGGCAACGCAGAGGCACGGCAGATTGCAGAAGCTATCCAGCGTGTTCAGAAGAACCTCCTCGACCGCAAGAACAGGAACGGCGCGAATATTGGCGAGTTGGCAAGCTATGTTGTGCGCCAGCGGCATGACCCGAACCGCCTGCGCGATGCAGGGTTCGACCAATGGTACAACGACATCGTTCCTTTGCTGGACGTAGAAAAGACTTTTGACGGGGTGCGCGGTGGCGAAGCCGGGCGCAAGGCTTTCTTGCGTGAAGCCTACAACCACCTTGAGAGCGGCAACTTCCAGAAAACGTCGTCTGTGACTGGCGAAGACGGCAAGGTTGACCCACTGACCGCGTTCAAAGGCCCGGCCAACCTAGCCAAGAAACTCAGCGGCTCCCGTGTCCTGCACTTTAGGGACGGCAAATCCAGCTACCAGTACGCCAACAAATATTCTGGCAAGAACCTGATTACATCCGTGCTAGACGGTATATCCAATGACGCTCAGTCCATTGCGCTTATGGAGGTGCTTGGCACAAATCCAGAAGCCATGCTCGAGACTTTTATCCGCAACCGGCCCGACATTACGGACACGGGTGCGCGTCGACTGCGCAATGCCTTGAAGGAGCTTGATGGCACAACTCGCGCTGTTGGCGCTGCACAGACCAAGGTTCTTGGGGCAGACATGACCGCAGTGGCTGGGTCTCTTCGGGCTCTACAAAACATGTCAAAGCTGGGATTTGCCACAATTTCCTCATTCTCAGACATCGGGTCCAAGGCAACGTTGTTGCAGCGGGAAACAGGGCGTAGCTTCTTCGAGTCCTACAACGAAGCCATCCTTGATGTAATGCGCGGGTTTACAGACACGCAAAAGCGCGAGTTCTCGTATTACCTTGGCACGGGTGTTGACACGTTCCTCGGCAGCATACACTCGCGGTGGGCGGCAGATGACCAGTTGCCCGGTATGATGACCAAGGCACAACAAACCTATTTTAAGCTGAACGGCATGCAGTTTTGGAACAGCGCCCAGAAAGACGGCGTTGCCAAAATACTTGCAGCGGACTTGGCCAAGAACGTGGGCAAAAGGTTTGATGACTTGCCCATTGAGCTTCGCAAAACGCTTGAACTGTACGACATAAACGCGCAGGAACTGGCGTTGTTCCGTGGTGTAGACCGCCAAGGCCCGGACGGGCGCGAGTACGTATTCCCATCAATGGTGGATGAGATTGACGACGCCGCCTTGGATGCTGCGGCATCGGTGAGGTTCCAGCGGACAAACATAACACCAGAGATGCGACAGCAGTTTCGGGATGATTTGCGTACAAGGATTGCAGCTTACTACGCAGACAGTGCGGATGCGGCTGTGCCTACGCCCGGCGCACGGGAACGTGCCATCATGAACCAAGGCACAAAGCGCGGCACACCTGTCGGTGAAGCCATACGCATGTTTATGCAGTTCAAGTCATTCCCCATCACTTTTGTGACCAAGGGGTTACAGCGTCAGTATTATGGCCAGAAGGCTGTGGGCCGGTCCGGCGCAATAGGCATTGCGCAGCTTATGGTTGGGACGACAATCATGGGCTATATAGCAAATGCCACCAAAGATGTTCTCAAGGGGCGTGAGCCGCGAGAGGTGTTTAGCCGCGAGAGGGCGTTCAAAAGCTTCACAGAGGCGTTTGTCGCGGGTGGTGGCGCTGGCATTTACGGCGACTTCCTGTTTGGTGAATACAATCGCTATGGGCAGTCACTCACACAGACTCTCGCTGGCCCCACATTTGGCACAGCGGATGATATTGCCCGAATTTACGGCAACATGATGTCTGGCAACTTGGACAAAGCTGGCGAAAAGGCTGTTAATTTTTTCTTTAGGAACTTGCCTGGCGCAAACCTGTTTTACCTCAAGATGGGCATAGACTACATGTTCCTGCATGGCATCTCAGAAATGATGAATCCAGGCTACATGCGCCGCTTGGAAAGGCGTATTGAGCGAGAGACCGGCAGTGAGTTTTACCTTCCGCCGAGCGAGTTTGCTGTAGGCAGCTAGTTAAGGTATAAAGTACCCAAGGAGTGACGCATGACAGTCAGCAGCTCAACAACCAAGGTAAGCTACAGTGGTGACAACAGCACCACTGTTTTTGCTTATACTTTCAAAATCTTCGCAGACGCAGACCTGACGGTTATTGTGCGTACCGACGCGACTGGCGCTGAGTCAACCAAGACTCTGACGACAGACTACACTGTGTCGGGCGCTGGCAATGCGGGCGGTGGTGCCGTTACTATGGTTACTGCGCCTGCTAGCGGCGAGACCCTTGTCATCAAACGTAGTTTGACCCTGACACAATCCACTGATTATGTGGCCAACGACCCGTTCCCGGCCGCTGCCCACGAGGATGCCTTGGACCGGCTGACGTTCATCGCGCAGCAACAGCAAGAGGTGTTTGACCGCGCCGTCGTCTTTCCTGAGACGGACACCGCAAGCACGACAATCCCTGACTCCGTGACCCGTGCCAACAAGTTCCTTGGCTTTGGTGCAAGCGGAGAAGTCGCAGTTTTATCCAGCACAGGCACCGCCCCCGGCGCGATTGACACTGGCAACTTGGTAGATGGCGCAGTTACAACTGCAAAACTTGCATCTACCGCTGTAACCACAGCTAAAATTACAGACGATGCGGTTACACAGGCCAAGATTGCAGATGATGCGGTTGGGCAAGCACAGATTGCGGATGACGCGGTAGGTTCTGCCCAGATTGCGGATGACGCGGTAGGTTCTGCCCAGATTGCAGACAACGCTGTGGGCACAGCACAGATTGCTGATAGCGCCGTCACCGCTGCTAAACTCTCGTCAGATGCAGCATTTTCTGCTGGCATGTTGATGCCTTATGCGGGCACATCTGCCCCAACCGGGTGGCTGCTGGCATACGGTCAGGCAGTGTCTCGAACAACCTATGCCGACTTGTTTACTGCAATTAGCACGACCTACGGGTCTGGTGACGGCTCAACCACCTTCAACCTTCCAGACCTACGCGGCCGCACCATCGCCGGTCAGGACGATATGGGTGGCTCATCCGCCAACCGGCTGACAAATCAATCCGGCGGTTTGAACGGTGACACTCTGGGTGCTTCTGGCGGCGCAGAGACGCACACCCTGACCACGTCGCAGATGCCAAGCCACAGCCACACCCTTGGCAGCAACGCCAAGATATCAACCACATTTGGTACTAGTGGCGAAAACACCGCAGTCAGGCGTGACACATTAAGTGGGAGTGCGCTTGATTCGTTCATCAGTGGCTCCACCCAAGCCGCAGGCTCTGGCAGCGCTCACAACAACGTGCAACCGACCATCATTCTCAACTACATCATCAAGACTTAGGGGCGACCATGACTAAATCAGTTGCTAGTGATTTCGGCCCGATTGCGGGATACACAGAATGACGGTTACAAGTGGGTCAGACACTTACAAGCTGTACTCCGGCGACGGCACAACGCATGTCTTCGCATACACGTTTCGTGTCTTTCAAAACACAGAACTGCTTGTTTTAATTAGAAATAATACAACTGGCGCAACATATATTGCCAGTGATGCAGCCCGCAGCGGCAGCTATGACCCTGACACGCATGTCGGCGGGGAAGGTTTAAACACTGCATATATCCTGTCGGGTGTTGATGACCCTAACGGCGGCAACGTCACGTTCAAGTATGACACCAGCAACCCGTCCGATGAAAATTACAGCACTACTGACTACCGCCCGCAAACAGGCGAAAGTGTCATTATTATCCGTGTCCCTGATGTAAGCCAAGAAACCAACTATGTGCCAGGTGGTGCGTTTCCTGCTGAATCTCACGAAGACGCTTTGGACAAGCTGACGTTTCATGTCCAACGGATTGAAGACCAACTGAACAAAACAATCCAGAGGCCGGAGGCTGACACGGGCGCGGTTGGCAGCAGCATTGACAGTTCCTTGTCGGTTTTGCCTGACAACGAAGACATGAAGGGTAAATACCTGTCATTTAACGCCACCACAGGTGCGCCAGAGGCCGGGGCAACTGCGACTGATGTGGTGCTTTCGTCATCTGCGCAAACACTTACCAACAAAAGCATTAACGCTGACAACAACTCAATCAGCAACCTTGAAGTTGACAATTTCAAAGACAGCGCCGTTGTAACAGAGTCTGAGGGTATTGCGACTTTTGACAATGACACAACTCTGCCAACCAGCGCTGCCGTCAAAAACTATGTAGACTCTCAGGTTTCGGCTGTGCCGGTCAGTGACATTTTGTCTATCACGGCTGGCACAGGACTGACCGGCGGCGGTTCGGCTGGGGATGTAGAGTTAAGCATCGACTCAACGGTTGTCACACTTAGCGGTACTGGCACACTAACCAACAAAACTATAGACGCGTCCCAGCTTACTGGCACCATTGACGATGCCAGAATACCAGCGGCCACGACAACTTCGCCGGGGCTTTTGTCGGCAGCAGACAAAACAAAGCTAAATGGCATCGACGCTAACGCTACGGATGACCAGACAGCGGCTGAGATTAGGGCGTTAGTAGATAGCGCTAGCAACAGCAATGTCTTTACTGATGCTGACAAAGTCAGACTTGAAGGCATTGAGGCAGGCGCAGACGTTACTGACACAACAAACGTGGTCGCGGCACTCACAGCAGGAGACAACATCACCATTGAAAGTGACGGCACAATTTCTGCTGACAACAAGATTGGCACAAAGGACACGCCATCTTCTGCCCCTAGCAATGGCGACTTATTAAAATTTTCAACCGCAGACGACGCTTGGGTGTATTCTCAAGAAATAGACGCCGGAACCTATTGAGAAGGAGCGCATCATGGCATCTACAATCAAAATTAAACGCAACACGACAGACAGTGATGCGCCTACCACCTCGGACATTGCCCAAGGTGAACTCGGCTTCACTGAAGCCACACAGAAACTCTTCTACCGTGACGCATCGGACAACATCCGTGTTATCGGCGGTGAGGGGGCTTTCCTGCGTAGTGACACAAATGACACCATGTCAGGCAACCTCACGGTCACTGGCGACCTGACGGTCAACGGGACAACAACAGAGGTGAACTCGACGACACTGACTGTCGATGACCCGATTGTCCGTTATGCCGACAACAATGCGGCTGACTCTGTAGACATCGGGTTCTATGGCAAGTATGTCGAAAGCGCGACCACAAAATACGCTGGTCTCGTCCGAGACGCCTCAGACACCGGCAAGTTTATCCTGTTCGCTGGCAACCAGACAGAGCCAACGACCACGGTCGACACCTCTGGGACTGGCCATACCACCGCCACGCTTAAAGCCAACATCGAAGGCAACATCTCCTCACCAACCATCACAGCCGGTACAGTCGCGACCTCGCTCGACATGAACGGCAACGAACTTATCCTTGATGCAGATGGCGACACCAGTATCACGGCTGACACTGATGATGTCATTGACTTCAGGGTTGGTGGTACGGACGAAATCGAACTTACCGCTGACTACCTGCGACCGAAGACTAACTACGGCAGTAGCCTAGGTAACTCTGTGCGTCGTTGGAATACAGTCCACGCTAACACTGGCAACTTTGCTAGTCAGGTGACACTCGGTGTGGCTCAAGGCACTGCACCGATGGTTGTCACTTCGACAACGAAGGTCGACAACCTCAACGCTGACCTGCTCGACGGTAAATCAGCACCAACCGGTGACATTGTCGGCACGTCAGACACCCAGACCCTGACGAGCAAGACGCTGACCAGCCCGGTCCTGACTACGCCGCAGATTAACGACACGAGTGCCGACCACCAGTATGTGTTCGCAGTGAGCGAACTGACGGCTGACCGGACTGTCACGATGCCTCTTCTGACTGACAACGACACCTTCGTGTTCGCTAACCACACGCAGACCCTCGACAACAAAACAATCGACGGTGGGACATTCTGATGACGCAGTTAACGGAGGGTAGCAGTGTCCACGAGGTGCAGTGCCAGGTGCAGGACCAGCACCTTGGTGAACTACTTGGTCGTCTAGTTGACGCTGAAACCAAGATGAGCATGGCTGTTCTACAGAACGAAAAGCTCAGACATATGCTGACGGACTACGAGGACACGAAAGACAAGCTGAAAGAGCTTCAGTCCGACTTTGCTGCCTTGAAGTCAAATGCCGATGCCTTCGAGCAAGCTATGAAGGAGGCAAGAGCCGACAGGCAAGCAGCACAGGAAGAGCTAGCCGCTCTGAAGGCCCCGAAGCCTAAAAGAAAAAGGAAGGTAGCCAATGGCAAACACAATCAAGCTGAAGCGCAGTAGCACTGCTTCTGACACGCCGAGTGCCGGTGACCTTGAAGTCGGGGAATTGGCTGTCAACACGGCTGACGCGAAACTCTTCACCAAGCACACCGACAACAGCATCAAGGAAATTTCTGGCACCGGCGGCGGCGGTGGCCTGTCAAATGTGGTCGAGGACACCACCCCACAACTTGGTGGCGTACTAGACACAAACGGCAACAACATCGAGTTTGGCGACTCGACAGGTGCAGAGGTTAATCGACTGAAGTTCGGTGCCGGTGACGACCTTGAGATTTACCACGATGGCAGCAACAGCGTAATACGCGATGCTGGTACGGGCAATCTTGTTTTAAGGGCCAGTGAGGCAAATTTTAAAAATGCGGCAGGGACAGAGTTTACCGCTAAATTTATTCAAGACGGCGCAGCCGAGCTTTATTACGACAACGCCAAGAAGCTGGAGACGACAGCCGATGGCGTAGACATCATCTCAACAGATGATGGAAATGCCATTGGCCCAAAGCTGCATCTATACCGCAACAGTGCCAGCCCCGCAGATTTTGATGACATAGGTGCGTTGTATTTCACTGGAAACGACAGCGGAGGCAACCGCCAAGACTACGCTTACATTAGTGCCAAGCTAAACGATGACGGAGATGGTAGTGAAGATGGACTAATTAGCGTGTTCTCACAGGTGCAGGGCGCTGCTGTTCAGCACCTAAACTGTTTGTCTGGTCGAACTTCTGTTTATGGCCAACTTTATTTAGCGCCTAGCACCATTTACTCCGACCCGCACATCATGTTTGAGGGCAGCACCTCGAATGGATTTGAGACTACCTTAAATGTCACCAACCCAACAGCGGACAATACCATCACCCTGCCGGATGCGACTGGCACGGTTGCGCTGCAAAACCAGACAATCAACGCCCAAACCGGCACAACCTACACAACAGTTTTGTCCGACGCTGGTAAACTCGTCACTCTCAGCAACGCATCTGCAATAACTCTGACCATTCCGCCTAACTCTTCCGTCGCCTATGCTACAGGCACACGCATCGACTTCATTCAGATTGGCGCGGGGCAAGTAACCGTAGCTGGCGGCACTGGAGTGACAGTCAATTCGACGCCAACACTAAAGTTCCGCGCACAACACTCTGCCGCGTCGTGCATCAAAATTGGAACGGACACTTGGCAACTCGTCGGGGACTTGGCCGAGTCATGACCAGCGCATTAGGCATCATCGCGTCAGGCCACAAGTTTGCAGCGGCGGCTGGGCTGACATTGAGCTTCAACGCTCGAACCTATGACGAAGACACAACTGGTGCCGTCTCCCCAGCCGACGACACTAGTACGCTCACAACCAGCCTGTCTGCGGGTTCCGCAGGAGACCTAGCCATTTTGTGTGAGAGACGAATCAACGGCAAAAGCACAACAGTCCCAGCCTCTAACCTGAACACAGGATGGACATCAATCGGCACTGGCCCAACTAATGCCGCGAATGAGTTTCGTTTTGACTTCAGCTACAAGATAATGACCGCCTCAGACATATCCAGCGGGTCGGTGACTACAGGGCAGTCTGAGGTTCAACAGAATACCATCTTATTTTTTACGCCGTCTCAGGCCATCACATCTGTGTCTTCATATGGTTTTACATATGCCTCAACTGCGGGGACGTTAAGCAATCAGACACAAAGCGTCACATCGTCAGGCGCATCGGCACCGGTGATTGTGTTTGGCATAAAGACGACGCACGGCGGCACCGGCGGTCACCCACGCCCAGCGACCTTTGGGACAGTAAGCTGGGATGCTGATTTTTACGAGTCCACTAGCGGAAGCGGTATAGATATTCAAAACGACGCCAGCCGTGTTGGTTACATAATACAAAACTCAACGCTTTCAGACGTGACCATAAGTTACACTGATGAGGGCAACAACCAGCAAGCGGCCAGCTTTCACCTGAGTGTTGCGTAATGTTTGGCTTTTAACAAGTATTTAGAGGACGGGTCGTACTGACATGGACACACAGGCACAGCTTGAAGCTCATGAGAAAGAATGCGCTATGTTTCGTGAGCTTGTGAACGGCAAACTAGACATGCTGGACAAGCGGATGTGGAGGCTTGAGGCGATGCTGATGGGCTCGACACTTTGTGTCGTTGCCGCCACTGTCGCTCTGGTGCTTCGGTGATTAGGGCCAGTGTTTTCGCAGTGTCTCTATTGGCTCTCACGGCCTGTGAAAACATCAACTTCTCAGAGCTTGCCAGCACGTTCAGCGCTGGCGGCGGTGCTATGGGGGCGGCGGTCGTCACAGCCAACCCTGTCATTATTGGTGGGGCGGCTGTCGCAAGCGGGGTCACCACAGCGGCGCTAACGCCGGAAACAAATTCAGTAACCGCAGAACAAATAGCCGAGGTTCAGAACCCTTGGCAAGCCTTGCTGGTAGCCTTTGACCAGCTTCTTGCTCATGCGTTTGAACTTGTTATTGCTATAGGGCTGGCCGTGTTTGCCATTCCTATGCTCATCACTTACTTGCTTGGGAGGGTCAAGCAACGTCCAGAGGACGCAAAAGCTATCAGTAACCTTGTAAACAAGATAGGTGAGATGGATGACCCGAAGAGCAAAGGCAAAGCCAAAAAGTAAGTCGCGCGTAAACGAGGCCGGTAACTACACCAAGCCCACTATGCGCAAAAGACTTTTCTCCAAAATCAAAGCTGGCGGCAAGGGCGGCAAGCCAGGCCAATGGTCTGCCCGCAAGGCACAGATGCTTGCAAAGCAGTACAAGGCCAAAGGGGGCGGATACCGCAACTAAATGCTGGCAGAAATTGCTGCCGCAAACGCGGCGTTCGGAATCATCAAGCAGGCCATCAGCAACGGCAAAGAACTTGCCTCTGCTGGCGCGGCTATTGCTCAGTTTGTTGGTGCCAAAGAAGACCTACAGCGCAAGCTGGACAAGAAGGGCGCAGACAAGACAGACCTTCAGGAGTTCATGGCCCTTGAACAGCTTCGTGAGAAGGAGGAAGAGCTAAAACAGATGATGATTATCCTCGGCCGGCCGGGGCTCTGGTCAGACTGGCAGAAGTTCCAAGCCAAGGCACGGGTGGCCAGGCGCGAGGCAGAGGCTGCTGCCATAGCCAAGCGCAAGAAGTACCTAGAGGTGGCAATCATAGCGTTTTTCTTTATACTTGGACTGTTCATCTTGGGTTCGTTACTGGCTTTGGCGTTGCATGCAGCGGGCAGATTATAACGGTTATTATAATGGCGATGAAGAAATCACAACGCAGCCTCAAGGCTTGGACAAAGCAGAAATGGAGGACTAAGAGTGGCAAACCGTCCACGCAGGGTCCGAAAGCAACCGGGGAGCGATATCTACCGTCTCGAGCCATTAAAGCCCTCTCACCCCAAGAGTATGCGGCGACCACGAGAGCCAAGAGGAAGGCTACTAGAGCCGGAAAACAAGTTAGCAAGCAACCAAAACGAATCGCAGCCAAGACCAGAAAGTACAGGAAGGTGAAGTGATGCCTTATTCTAAATACTCCCCAAAGCAAAAGAAGCTGGCGGCAATGGCCAAGCCACGCAAGAAAATCACAGGTGCTGACTTGAAGAAGGCCAGCAAGATGAAGAAGAAGAAGTAATGGCTAAGACTCCGGCATGGCAGCGCAAGGCAGGCAAGAACCCGAAGGGTGGCTTGAACGAGGCTGGCCGTCGCTCTGCCAAGAAGCAGGGCATGAACTTGAAACGCCCTGTGAAGAAGGGCGACAACCCACGCAGGGCCAGCTTCCTTGCCCGGATGGGCGGCATGAAGGGACCAGAGCGTGATGCGAAGGGCAGGCCCACTAGGCTCCTGCTGTCTCTACGGGCATGGGGTGCAAGCAGCAAGGCTGACGCAAAGAAGAAGGCAGCAGCTATATCCAAGCGGAACAAGGCCAAGAAGTCCAAGAAGTGAAACCGCGCAACCCGCAAGCCAAGAGCCTGATGAGCAAGCTGTTCAAGCCGCGCGTCGTCAAGCCCAAGAAGGGCAAGGGTAGCTACTCCAGAAAAAAGAGCCCCGCCGGGAAACCGTAAACCCGACGAGGCTAAGTGGCTAGGCGGTGATGCCCCCGGCATCATTTGTCCGCTTCGCTAGGGAGAAACTACTCTATTCGCCAAATCCTGTAGCCCGTACCGTTGGGCTCTTTGCGTGACCGGTACTTCATACCTCTGTGATACATAGCGCCGCGCACCTTCTCGTAGTCCGATTCTGTGGTTGCCGAAAGGCAATCCCCGACCTCCATCTGGTCAAGTATGTTCCACTTGCCCCGCTGAACGCCCGGCACTGGCAACCCTTTCTCAAGGAATACTATTACCTGACCGCACTCGTTGCATCTTTGCACTACACCCTCCTTGCAAATCATGGCATAGGACGTGGTTGTTCCCATTCGCAATCCACGTTCCATCCATGACATAATGGTCCTTGCCGCAGAAAACACAGCTAACCTTTCTCGTGTCTTTCTTCTTGGTTCGCGGCCCTCTTCTCTTCACGCTGGGCCTCCAGTCCTGCTTTAAGGAAGCGCTCGGCCATAAAGAGAAGCTGAGTTGAGTTCATGTCCCTCCAGTGAGACACGCCCTCTATGCTAACCAGCAACCCGTCTGGCCGAGGCACTACCAAGATTGACTTAGAATGGGATGTCGTCATCCAGGTTCAGCTTTGACTTACGCGCAGTCTCCTGCACACCAGCCGCCTCTGCCACTTGCTTGAAGCCATCCTGAGACACGTCAGCAGCCACGCTGTCGGTGTTGGTGTACTCGACAGGCTGCTCGACTTTCAGCGTGATGCTACCGTCGTCGTTCTCGTACACGCGCACAGAATACTGCACGTCATGCCTGAGGTGCACGTCAGCAGGCGCACCCTCCTTGTACGGCGTCCACTTGCTGTTGCCGTACTTGGCCGCGCCCTTGTCGTTGGGCCACGCCCGGAACTGGGTGATGTTCTTCCATTTTGTTGCCATTGTTAGCCTCCTAAGCTCTTCTGGCGTTGCTTGAACAGGTTAAGGATGGTTTCCGCACGTTCAGGGTTGCGTTTCTTGAGGTCCATAATCTGATGCCGGTTCTCGACAAACAGGTTATCAACACCGCCGGCCACCTCAATCTTCTCCAGCCTACTCTTCATCTGAACGTATAGCTGACGGTCAGCGTCGTCATAGGCATCGGACGGCGTCTCAACAGGGGATGGAGGGTTCCCACCGGAGTCGCCGCCCGAACTGGATGTTTCCAAATTCTGCTGCTTTCTCGGCACAGCCTCCATTTCATTAGCACTGGCGTACTCACCACCGGACAGTCCGATGCTTGCCAGCGCTCTGCCAATGGCTGAGGTTTCACAGTTCTCCAAGGCGCTAGTCTTGTTGACGTTGCCCTGTCCTCTGATTTCCTCGGCCATTCCTGAGCCGATTGGGTAACCACTATCGCCTGTAATTGTCGCTTTGACAACCACACGATGCCCATCGTCCACAAGAATTTCAGTTTCAACGCCGCAATCAAGGCCGAACACGGTCCTGAATGCCTCCATGCGATGCACAACTTGGGTGTATTTCTTGCCACCTCGCTGTGCGATGCCGTGGGTCTTATGCAATTCGGAGACCAGCCCCATTGCATCCATTATCTTACTCATCCTTTACCTTTCCTTTGTGCAAGTGGTCTGCCATAAGGTGCATGAAGACAGTCCAAGCCGCCTTCATGTCTAGGAAGTCTTGCTCGAGCGCCGTGACACAGCGCTCAAGCTCATCCAGCCTCTGCTGGCGTTCTTCCTCCTCCGACATTACAGGGTTGGGGCCACGCGGCCGTTTGAAAGCTGTTGCGCTTTGCGCCTAGCCTCTGCGGCATAGTGGTTTACAAAAGCGCTCTTGGACTTGCGCCCATCTACACGCCACACGCGGTAGCCATCGTCTGTTCGGCGGGAAACATACGACAGCTTGTTGTTTGACAACGCCTTGATGATGCGCTTGTAGATGACTTCGTTAGGGCAAAGGATGCTGTCGCCGGGCTTCATCTTTAGAGCCAGCTTTGTCTCCTCACTGGCATGGCGGCCCGGGCCATTGCCACGGTTAGGGATAGGGATGTTGCGTTCAATTTTAAGTGTCATAGCTAAACCCTCCAGGTTTCTCTTGCTATTTTGAGGATGTCAGGGCCATGTCGGCCCGCGATTTGACCAAAATCCGGCTGGACTAGGCCAAACAGGGTTGCCCAATTCTGGTTCGCAGCTTTGAGCAAATTCTGTTGCACCACCCAGCGCTGCACTACGTCTTGGTAGGTGGCTTCGAGAGCCTCCGGCTTTAGTGCATCACAGTTCTCGGCGGTGACGATGTTGTAGCCCGCAGGCGTCACAAACAGCAGGCCGGGCTCGTCGCCTGTGGCCTTGTTATAGACCGCCTGCTGCATGATTTGCTGGGGAGTGGGTTCTGTCTTGGGTTTCGGGTTGCGCCATGTGCGGGTGCCGTCCTTCTTCGGAGGGTTCCGCAGCGGCAGGCTGCACTTCAAGTCAATCTGTCGACCAGCGCCCGTAAAGTCTTGGAACAGGATGACAGGGACATCCAGCTTCTCCTCGTTGTAGAGCCGCTGGTACTCGCCCTCGAAAGCGACTCCTTTATAGAACTCGCGTATGCCTTCAACAGCGTATCGCGCCATTGTTGGGATGACTTCTTTGAAGTGGTGGTATTCCTCTGCATCCTTGCCTCCGTCCCAGTCTCTAGGCTTGTAAAACTCGAACTCTGTCAGGCCGCGACTGATTGCCTCGTCAATATCCATGGGCTCCTTGGGGCCATGGATGGGGCTGTAGTCGTGGACGCCCAGCGCCATGTCGGCTATGCTTTGTACTATCTGGCCAGCACGGGGCCGCGCAGCAAAGGGGAAGTTCATCTTGTGTTCTTTGCGTAGGTACAGCTTCAACACATGCTCATCAATCGGCTGCGTTGCGCCGGATGCACTGACATGCTTCCGCCCAAAGAACAAGCTGTAATCAGGGATTTCTCTTTGCATATAACCCTCCATATCCCCGTTCTAACCACTTTCAACACAGGTGTCAACTATGTTTATTGTTTTTGATTCAGATGAATTGCTAGACTGCGAAAAGTGCGAGGGGAATGGTGTTATTCCCATTGACTTATACGAGCATAGCGAAATAGGGTTTGACATCACCCGCAGCTACTCATGGGAGTGCGGCGTTTGTGGAGGCGAGGGCAAGCTGATGCCCTATTTTGAAATCGAGTATGATGCCGAGGCATGAGCAGATTCGCTGCCGGTATGCACATTGTGATGACGATGTGCCTGACGGCTGGGCGGTTTACCCGCTGGACGGGTGGCATGGTGCCAAAGGCTATGTTCTGTGGAGCGAACACATGACCAATGGACGTGCAAAAGGCGCTCAGTTCGAGCGCGACGTGGCCCGCATGTGCCACAGTTCTCTAGGCTTCGATGCGAAACGAGACCTCGAGCAATACAGAAGCGGCGACCGAGGTGACCTGATTGGGGTGCCTGGCTGGGTCATAGAGTGTAAGCGTTATGCTTCGGGCTCGACATACAGAGATGAGTGGTGGGCGCAAGTAACCAAGGCGGCGGATGCTGCCATGTGTGAGCCCGTTTTAATTTACAAGTTCGACCGCCAGCCTGTCCGCTGCGTGGTGTACCTGTCGGCCATCAACCCCGACTATTGGGGCAAGGACGACGTGGCCACGGTTAGCTTCGACACTTGGTGCATGATTGTCAGGGAGGGATTGACAGATGAAGACCGCAGACCAAATGACCCTAGAGGAGTTTCGCAACCTGTTGTCAGAGGTAACGGCTCCGCCTAAAGCAACACCGCCACCAAAAGGCACTTATCAGCGCAAGACAAAGCCAACGGCGGCGCAGCAACCGTTCTGGAACAAGCGGAAGAAGGGGACAAACAAGCGTGTTAAACGCCGTTCTGCTTCTCGCACTTGAAGTGAGCCTGCATCGGCGCGGGGAATAGAGGGATGACTGCGTTAGCCATCTCCACGCCCCGCGCGTAGCACTCCGCCTCTGTCTTCTTTAAGCCTGTGGTGTCTTCAAAGAGGACGCACTGATTCGGCTGTCCTATCACGCACACCAGCATGAGCGTCTTGAACATGTCAACGCTCCTTTCTTTGCCAGTCTAGCATTAAGTGGGGGGATATTGCTAATCGCCCCCTTCCCATGTCGGCGGTGTGTGGTCCGGTCCGTAAAACTCCTCCGGCATCTTGTTGTTTTTTGCTAGGTTTTCTTCTGCGGTAATCACTTGCAGATTCCACGGTACATGCAGCCCCCAGACGGTTTCCCCTTTCCTTGGGTAGTAATGGTCAACGTGGTGCCTTACGCCGGTCTGGCGCGTCTTTCTCGCGGCCTCTTTGTAGAATGGAGCGAAGACCTTCGGGTCAATGCCCTTTAGCGTTGCTTCTCTCAAGTACCTTCGGCGCAGTTGCGCCTCAAGCTTCCGCTGCTCTCTGTGTTCGATGTCCTCCGCCCACCGTTCCCGCTGGCGCGTCCGGTGCCGTTCTTTGCGCTTCTGTTTCTTTTCTTCGGGGACATCCACGAAATAACGCTGGTAGTGTTCGCGGTGCAGATTGGGGTTTTCCTCAAAGCATTTCTTGCGCCACTCTCTATAACGTTCTCTGCCGCCGCGCTCGTGGTAGTATTCGTAATGAGATTGCAGGACTTTCTCGCGGTTCTCACGCTTCCATCTCTTTGCGCTTTCCTTTTGACAAGCTACGCAATGCCCATAAGGCAGCATCCTTTCGGACAGGTGCCCTTTGGGGCAGGGTTTACCATTGAAGTAGAACCGTTGTCCGGCTTTCTCTGCCTCCTGCCGGGTCATTATCTTCTGGCCAATCTTAGCCTCTAACTCTGCGACGTGCCGCGCCCGCGCCTCTTTCCTTTTCTTAGGGCATCTGTTTTTGTGCCGGTTGCACTCTGTGCAGACGCCCGGCCCGCTGACATGTCTCGGTGCCACATGCCCGTTCTTGCACGGCTTGCCTGTGAAGTAAAATTTGAGCCCCCTTTCCCTAGCCTCCTGTTTAGTGATGATTTCCATGTCTGTGCCTCCTCTTTACAGACGTTTTGAAATGTGATATTTGAGTTTCTCATTGTCACGCGGCAGACATGTAACTGCCGTGTCATTGTTGCCGCAGTGTCATTGCTGACACAGAAACAAAACAAATCTATTTCTAAAAAAGACATTGTTCAGTCATTGCGATGCAGTACTGCTCCAGCAATGACATTGCAGTAGCAATGACATTGCCAGAGATTTTTTTTAGATTTTATTTTTGCTCCAGTTCCAAGGCTTGCAGCGCCAGCTCTACAGTACGCGGTATGTCATGTTCTCCGCTTTCGTAATACTGGACGGTACGTCTGGCCAATCCTAGTCGTTCAGCAAAACTCTGCTGTGTGTGGCCAAGCATCTCCCGCCTGTGTTTCAGGTCATTAGCGGTCACTGCCCCATACCTCCTTTTTCTCTATCCAGTGTGGCTCGGATGCTGTCACCACCTCTGCGATGGCCCAGCTTGAGATGCTGTACTCGCCAGGCACATAGTCCTTGCTCTGTCTTTTCTCTATGACGGCTTGCGCTTCTTCAAGCGTGTCTGCCAGTTCGTAGTTGTCCCGGTAGCTAGGTCCGCCATGTGTGCGGCTAAACTCCAGCGTGGTTACGATGATGTACATGTTTCAGCCCTCCTTTGTGCTGATGTAGATGTGATGACTCCTGACCATCCATGATGCACTGTGGATGCTTTCCCTGACGGCATCGCGCCATTCGTCGTCATAGTTCTCTGGTGCGCAGTCCATCCTTTCCAGCATTTCAGATGCCGCCTGTATGACCTCGATGAAAGCCCGTTTCTGTGCCTCGTTTATGATGTGCATGGGTTGCCCCTCTCTTTCTCTGCTATGCGCTCCAGCCCTTCGAGCGTTGTCCTTTCACGGGACAGTTCGCGCTCTATTGCCTCGGCTTTGTTCAATGCTTCGGCACGTTGTCCTGCCAAGCCCTCAATGACTCGCAACTGCCGGTCAATCTCGTTGGACCAGTAGGCAGCGGCCCTTGTTAGTTCCTGCATGGTGTTTCCTCCTCTTCCATGTCTTCGGCTATTAGCTGTTTGGTTGCGTCAATCTTTGCTTCATCAATCGTGCAAGAAAGCATGACCAGTCCGGCGTCCCTGCCGTCACGGCAGTTATGTGCCAGTCTCAGCACGGCATGGTGGAACATCAGCGACAGGTTATAGGCTGTCTCCATGACTCCGTCGTGCGGGTGGTTGTTCACTGCATCCATGCAAGCCCGCAGGAATTCCGCGTCATGCTCTGTCAATGGGTTGTCTTCGCTGTTCATTTCTCTTCCTCCCATTCGTCAGCTTCAATCAGTCCGACCTCTTGTTCGCAATCTGAACACCATTGCGAAACGTCATCACTGAACCATTGTTTGCGGCTGTTGCAAAAGAAGCGGTTAGCGTGCCATTCACTGCCGCCGCATTCCTCGCAGACATAGTCTGTCTGCTCAAAATCAAAGCTGCTCATTTCTCCAGCCTCCTAGCTACTGCCTTTTCAACCAACTGCTCGAACCATTCGCCGTCAGTGATAACGTCTATTTCATGCTGGACGTATTCGCGAAGCCAGCCCGGTGAGACGTTGCTTGCATCCCACGGCCTCGCTTCATCGCCCATGCCCTCGCATATTGCGTCAATGATTGCTTGCTTCAAAACACTGTTCATTTCTCTTCCTCCTCTTTCGCGTCCTGCTCGGACCATTCGTCGGCTGTCATCACATGCCAGCTTCGACATTCGGGACAGCTTTCTACGCGCCCCTCGGCTTGCCAGTGGTGGTTGCAGTTTCCACAATCGTGGTTCATGTCTCTGTCCTCCTATTTGATGCCGACCAGCCAAGCGAATGCCTGCCAGCCCCAAGCGTCAGGGCCAGTTAAAAAGCCCCAGATGAAAAGCCCGGCCAGCGTCATGCTGGCCAAAGCTTCTAGAACGATTGCAAGGCGGGTCATTGCTCTGCCTCCTGTAGCGTTATGGGGTATTCCATGCGGGTGCAACGCTCTTGCGCCTCTTGCCAAGTCTGAAACAATTCCTCTCCGACGTACCTGTCCCCGAATAGCTGGTCGATGCCAGCGATGACCCACAGTTGAGTCTTGTCTTGCTCTGTCATTGCTTTGCCTCCTTCATAAATAACTGGCAACGTCTCTTCGCGTTGCTTATGTCGTTCATGGCCCAATCCAGCACGTCCGAATTCACAAACCCGGTCTCGTGCAATTCTGCCTCTGCCGTGGCCAGTGAGTTAAGAGCGCGTGCGGCTCTGGTATAAGCCTCACTGACTGGCGGTGTCGCCTCCCGGCGTCGTTTGGTTCTTGTGTTGTCCATGTCTATGCCTCCAATCCCTTTTGTTGACGGTACACTTGCACCAACCCGGCGTGATAACCACGCTGGGACTCGGTGTCTGCCGGGTCAACCCGGAACATATACAGCGCGTCGTCTAGGTCATAGACTTGGCCCTTTGCCACCTCTAGCTTGGCGGCATGAATGCCCCGGATGTAGTCCCGGTTAAGCTCAACAATATCTCCCATTTCTAAGCCACTCCCTTAGTGTGTGATGAATGCGACGGGCTTTGAAGCTTGCCAGCACAAGCCACAAGCGCCGCATGATGGGGCCAGCGTTTCCTCGCCTTTCTTGGCAAGCTGGCCGGTGGTCTTGCTGATTTGCGTCGGACAGGTGAAAGCCTGTTTAGACGCCAGCAAGTCTTGGGTGCGTTCATCGTCTGCCGACAATGCCGCAAAACTGTCATTGAATGAGCCAGAGAACCGGACAGCCCACCGAATGCCGCATTCCCGGCGCAAGGTGGCCAGAGCTTGGCCTATGGCCCGCTCTTGGCTGTCAACAGCGTCTGGTTGATTGGCCGTGTATCCGTATACATGCAGCGCCGGGAACATGCCGAGCCATTTGGCCCATTGCGCGACATAGGCGACGGAATAGAAGTCGCCAAGGACATGCAAGCGCACTAAAAAGCCATTCGGGTGCTTGGCTTGGTAATGGGCAAGGTCTGATTCTATTTGCTGCAGCAAAGCATCGTCCGCCTTGTACCGTGTCGCGTTCATCATGTTATTGCCATAGCAATCATTCCAATGGGCGCAAGAGCGCGGGCAGGTGGCGCGTTCTTCCAGTGTCAAAGTGAAGATGGGAAAGCCAGACAGCTTGCCCTTGGTTACACGCTTGCCAAGCTTGGCGTTGGTGCTGGCTTTAATTGCCCGCTCGGTCTTGGCCATACCATCGGCCACGCTCTTAGCCCGCAAGTCATGGTAAACGCTACGTCCGGCCATTACGGCCATTTCAGTCTTGGTTAATTGTTTCATCGCTTTGCCCTCCAGCACGATTGAACATGATTCCCATATGGCGCATTGGTTGCGCCTAGTCAATAGCAAAAAGCACGGCAAAGTAAAAAAAAGACACAGGCATGTTGTGAGCGTGTATATACTAAAGCATGACGATGGATGGTTGCGATGATGGTTGCGATGATGGTTGGTTGTGCCTGTCAGTAAACACAGAGAAGACACATCCACACGCGGCAATGTATATATGTGGCATTTATGCAACAGTGTTGCCCTGGCGCAACAGTGACATATCCGCAACAGTGTTGCATCGCGGCCACAGGCAGGGGGGGATGTTTGGAGCCCGACCACCCCCAGCGCGCGGGGCCACTCTGTATATGTGTTAACTGACCTCTGCACACTCACACATCACTCACACTCGGAGGAACCATGGGCAAGATTACGAAGGCAAACACGACACGGGTCATTGAGCTACTGAGCGAAGGCCATAGCTTGGTGAAGGCTTGCGAGGGCGCGGGCATATCCCGTGCTGGCGCATACAAGCGCATGAGGGCCGATGAGGAGTTTCGGGCGGCTGTGTACACGGCAAGGGCTGAGAGCGCTGAGAAGGCTCTGGAGGAGCTTGACGGCATGTATATGAACGCACTGGAGGGGCGTAAGAGGTATGACCCCAACATACTACGGGACTATGCGCAACACGTGCGCTGGCGTGCTAAGACTTCTATGCCTGAGCAATATGGCGAGTCCAAGAACCGGGCTGGCGTCGAGGTGAGTGACGGCACGGTTCGGATTCTGTGGGAGACAGATTGATGAAATGTCCTAATTGCGAAACAGGAATGATACATGGCGGGGACCACGATGACGAAGACATGAACGGGCGTGGTTACATAGCTAGCAATCTAATTTGCCCTGACTGCGATACATTCATGCTTATTTACACGCCAATAGAGGACTCAGATGGACGTTAAGATTCCCTACAAGCCTCGCGCCTTACAGGCAGAGATGCACAAGGAGTTGAAGAGATGGAATGTGTTGGTGATGCACCGCCGCTTCGGCAAGACGGTGTGGGCAGTGAACCAGCTAATCAAGACGACGCTGACCTGCCCGTTGCCTCGACCGAGGACGGCTTTTGTAGCTCCTACCTTTGCTCAGGCGAAGCGAATAGCGTGGGACTACGTCAAGTTTTACGCGGGCGTGATTCCAGGCGTGACCTTTAACGAGACAGAACTGCGGGCTGACTTTCCGAATGGTGGCAGGATTATGTTGCTGTCTGCTGAGAACCCTGATGCCCTTCGAGGAATATATTTGGATGAGTGTGTCTTCGATGAGTTCGGGATGCAGAACCCAAGGGTGTGGGGGGAGGTTGTGAGACCGGCCTTGTCTGACAGGCAGGGGTCGGCATGTTTTTTGGGAACCCCGGCGGGCCACAACCATTTCCATGATTTGCTAGAGACGGCCAAGAGTCAGTTGGCAGAGAACAGCAGCGATTGGTATTTTAAGATTTGCAAGGCGAGTGAGACGGGCATCGTCAGGCCGGAGGAATTGGAAGCGGCTCAGGTGCAGATGACGCCGGAGCAGTACGAGCAAGAATACGAGTGTTCGTTCACAGCGGCTATTATTGGTGCGTATTACGGCAAGCTGCTGACAGATGCAGATGACAATGGCCGTATAACGCGAGTGCCATATGACCCGGCCTATCCTGTGCATACGGCCTGGGACTTGGGCATTAACGACTCGACAGCCATTTGGTTTGCGCAGGTCTTCCGTGGCGGTGCAGTTAATATAATAGATTATTATGAGAGTAGTGGTGTGGGGCTGGACCACTACGCTGATGTGCTGAACCGCAAGGAGTACACCTATGGGGACCATCTGGCACCGCATGACATCGAAGTGCGGGAGCTAGGCTCCGGCAAGTCACGGCTTGAGACTGCGTATTCGCTAGGTCTGAGGTTTCGTGTTATACCTAAGATGAAGGTCGCAGATGGCATTAACGCAGCGCGTATGTTAATACCTAAATGCTATTTTGACCGCGACAAGTGCGGCGAAGGCTTGGAGATGCTCCGGCAGTACAGGCAGGAATGGGATGAGAAGCGTAAGATTTTTAGAGACCATCCGCGACATGACTATACGAGCCATGCTTCGGATGCTTTCCGCTATCTCGCGACTGGCTTGGAGAACCGAGAGGTTATGCGAAAGCCTCCACAGCAGGTTGCGCAAAGCGAATACAACCCCTTCACGCTATAGGAGAGACTGATGGCTAGCTCAACAAGTGGTGGCAGCACCGGGGGCGTTAGCCGCCAGCCAGCCACAATCAAGGCAAAGGCAGGGACAAAGCCTGGCGAAGAGGGACGCTACACGCTGCCTTCAACCGGCACTATCAAAACGACCACGATGGACCCTGACAAGCTCACAGCTAAACGCCAAGAACGTGCTGCGGCTATTTCTGAGCGTGGCGGTGGCGTAGGTGCTGAAAAGGATTATGAACGTGAGTCTTCTATATCTGAGCTTAAAGGCCGGTTAAGGGAAACACTCCCTGGGTTTTTAGGCGGCATGAGCCGGGTTAGCCTTGAAGGACAGATTTCTGCTTTGGAAGAGGGTGCAACCCCGGTCAAGATTGAAACCCCTAGCGGCGATTTTTTGACTGTTGGGACTGTCACAGGAAAAGGCGACTACATAGGCCGCGCTGAGTACGCCGACATTGCAAAAGAGGCAGCCAAGGGTACAACGACAACCCTTCCGTTTATTGAAACTACGGTAGAGGCAGCAGAAGAACGTGCAGCAGCCCTACGCGCAGAAGAAGAGCCTTCTACCATTATTACCCCAGAGGTTACGCCAGAGGTTACACCGGAAGCTGATGCAGCCATGCTTGGCGAAGGCGAAACAACTCGTCGCCGTCGTGCAAAACGCGCTGGCGCTGCCGGTACCCTGCTTGAAGGCGGCGGTGTTCTTTATGAATAGGAGATTTAGATGAGCTTTTTGACTCCATCCATGCCAACCCCACCTCCCCCGCCACCTCCTCCGCCGGAGCCGGATATTGGCCGTGCGCGTGTACTGGCTGAAGAGGCAGAAATGGAAGCCCGTAGTCGCCGCAAGGGCCGAGGCTCAACCATTGTCGCTGGTGCGCTGGGGGACACTGTCCAGCCTACTAACGGCAAACCAACATTGATGGGTTAGATATGGCACAGGAAGCAGCCCCGCTAATCAAGCGGTTCGATTCTCTTAAAAGCCGCCGTGATAATTGGGACACCCACTATCAGGAACTGGCTGACTACATGCTGCCTCGCAAGGCGGACATCGTGAAGAAACGCTCTCGCGGTGAAAAGCGCATGGAGTTGATTTACGACGGCACTGCGTTGCAATCCATCGACCTGATGGCCGCTTTCCTCCATGGCATGCTTACCAGCGGTGCATCGCCTTGGTTTCATCTGGACATCAAAGATGAGGCGCTGAATCGGGACGATGACGTGCGCGAGTGGCTGCAAGACACCAGCATGCGCATAATGCAAGCCTTCCAACGCTCAAACTTTGAGACTGAAGTCCACGAGGCGTATGTGGACCTTGTGGTGTTTGGCACCGCTTGCATGTTTGCTGAGATGGACCGTGACAAGCTGCGGTTTAGCACACGGCACATTTCTGAATACTACGTTTCCGAAGACCAGTACGGCATGGTCAACACCGTGTTCCGTATGTACAAGTCCACCGCAGCACAGGCTGTGGAGCGCTTTGGCTTTGATAACGTCGGTAGCTTCATCCAAAAGAAATTTGAAAAGACTCCTGATGAGGAAGTCGAGATTCTGCATGCTGTCCTGCCACGCATTGCGCGGGATGTGACAAAGCAAGACAATCTCAACATGCCGTATATGTCGGCCTATGTTTGCAAAAGCACCGGTATGATTATTTCAGAAGGTGGCTTTGAAGAGTTACCTTATGTCGTGCCGCGCTTCCTGAAGGCAACCGGCGAGACCATGGGCCGTTCTCCGGCCATGACTGCACTGCCCGATGTGAAAATGCTGAACCTGATGTCCAAGACCATCATCCAGGCAGCACAAAAACAGATTGACCCACCGCTTCTGGTTCCTGATGACGGCTTCCTGCTGCCTATCCGCACCCAGCCTGGTGGCCTCAACTTCTTCCGTGCTGGCACTAGAGAGACGATTACGCCACTGAACACGGGCGCAAACATTCCGATTGGCCTGAACATGGAAGAGCAGCGCCGTGCTGCTATCCGCCAAGCGTTTTATGTTGACCAGATTATCAGTGCTGGCTCCGCGCAGATGACTGCGACAGAGGTTATACAGAGGCAAGAAGAGCGTATGCGCGTCATTGGCCCTGTGCTGGGCCGTTTGATGAACGAGCTTCTTCGTCCGCTGATTGACCGTGTGTTTGCGCTGATGTTGCGCAACGACATGCTGGCACAGCCACCAGAAGTGTTGCAGGGATTGGATATTGATATTGAGTACGTTTCGCCTCTGGCACGCGCTCAAAAGTCCAGCAGCCTGAACAACACCATGCGGGCGCTTGAGATTCTCCTGCCGCTGGCTCAAAGCCTTCCGGTCGGAGACCACATCGACCCTGACGGACTTGTCCGGCATGTGACCGACGCGCTTGGCGTTCCCAAGAAAACCCTTCGCTCTCAGCGTGAGGTTGACGAGACACGGCAAGCACGGGCGCAAGCAGAGCAAGAAGCTATGCAACGGCAGCGTGACCAAGAAGATGTCTACACAACCGCGCAAGCCGCGCAGGCAGTCAGGATGGTGGGACAGTGAAAGACATCGAAAAGCTGAAGCATATGTACACCGAAACCTTCAACAGCGAAGCTGGGCAGAAGGTTCTCAGAGACCTTGAGGCGCGTTCAAACTGGCGGGCCTTGAGCTATGTGGCGGGTGACCCCAATGCCACAGCCTTTGAAGAGGGCAAACGTGCCGTTCTTCTTCACATCCACAACATGATGACACAGGAGTAACTATGTCAGAGGAAGCTATCGAACAGGTAGCCCAGTCTGAAGCTGCACCGGCAACTGATGCCGGGACTATGCTGGAAACCCCAGCGGAAGTAGCACAGGGCGGGTCTGGTAACGATTTCTTGCAAACAATACCGGAGGAACTGAGAGACCATCCAAGCCTCTCACCAATTAAAGACGTAGAGAACCTTGCGAGGTCTTACGTCAATGCGCAGCGCCTGATTGGTGCTGACAAGATTCCAGTCCCCGTAAACCCAACCGACGAGGATTTGGACAATATTTACAACAGGTTAGGTAGACCAGAGACTGTTGATGGCTACGAGATTGCTGTCGATGGTAACGTAGTCACGGAGGAGGTGGCTCAGTCTTACGCTGACATAGCGCACAAACTGCGCCTGACACCTGACCAGGCCAGCGGCATCATGGACTACTATCGCAGCATGGCTTCACAAGCCTCTGAGATGTCAGTCGAGGCTGAGACGCAGCAACGTAGCCAGACAGAAATGGAGTTGCGCAAGGAGTGGGGCGACGACTTTACCGCCCGGATTGAAGACGCTGGTAAAATTGCACAGCAGTTTGGCGGCGGTGAGTTGCTTGAGATGCAGCTTGCTAATGGCACCAAAGTGGGCAACCACCCTGATTTCATTAAGGCATTTGCAAAAATGGCTGAGTTCAGGCAAAGTGTGACTAGTGAAGACACCGTTTCTGATGCACCGACAGGGAGCATGGTGAGTCGTCAATCAGCGCAGCAAGAGATTGATGCGATTATGAATGACAAGTCACATGCGTATTGGGACCGCAAGAACGTGATTGGCCGCCAACAGGCCATTGAGCGTGTGCAAGATTTGATGGGTGTGCTACATGGAACATGATGATGTGGTCCAAGTGCGCCTTGAGTGCTTACGTTACGCGATTGAGTTTGGAACCGCGCGTGACGTTGTAGACCCCGCCCGACTCGCGGATAAATACTTCGAGTGGGCGATGCAGGGTAGCGGGGAAACCCGTCCTGCCGACAACCGGAAAGACGGTGGCCGCAAGCAGGTCCGAAAAGCTAGGAGTGTCCGAGAGGGTAGCACACCGGAATCTAGTGCAACTGTAACGTAGAAGGAGAGACATTATGTCTACTCAAGTAACTACGGCGTTTGTACAACAGTATTCTGCGAATGTGCAGATGCTTGCACAGCAGATGGGTTCCCGTCTGCGTGACACTGTGCGCATCGAGAATGTTGTTGGCAAGAACGCCTTTATCGACCAGGTCGGAGTAGCAACTGCGCAACTGCGTAGCACTCGCCACGCCGACACCCCTCAGATGGATACGCCACATGCGCGTCGTCGCCTGAGCCTCGCATCGTATGAGTACGCCGACCTTATCGACGACCAAGACAAGGTCCGTATGCTCATCGACCCAACCTCGTCCTACGCTCAGGCCGCTGCTGCTGCCATGGGCCGTGCCATGGACGATGTTATCATCACTGCATTTGATGCTGCTTCCAACACTGGTGAGACCGGTTCGACTTCGACCGCTTTCGACACCAACCAGGATGTTGCGGTTTCTGTCGGTGGTGCTGACACCAACATGAACCTGACCAAGCTGCGCGAAGCCAAGAAGCTGCTGGACCAGGCTGACGTTGACCCTTCGATTCCTCGCTACATCGTAATGGGTCCAAGCCAAATCCACGCACTGCTTGCTGACACCAGCGTTACCTCTGCCGACTTCAATACTGTCAAGGCTCTGGTACAAGGTGAAATCAACCAGTTCATGGGCTTCAACTTCATCATGTCGAACCGTCTGTCGGCTGACGCCAACAACGTCCGTACTTGCTTTGCCTGGGCCGAAGAAGGTCTTGCGCTTGGCGTTGGTAAGGATGTGTCGGCTCGTATTGATGAGCGTGCGGACAAGGGTTATTCAACTCAGGTCTATTACTGCATGGATATCGGCGCTACACGGATGCAAGAGAACATGGTTGTTCGCATCAAGTGTGACGAAGATGACCTTGACGGCGCAGCGTAAGGGAGATTGAGAGATGACAACCAAAAACTCTGACCTCATCGCCAACCTTGAGGCACTCCCGCAGGTAGCAAATGCAGCTTCTGAGCTTGGCGGCCGCGTCCGCATTGCTCAGGGCAACGTGGCACTTGCTGCAACCGACACTAACGATGACGACATCGTTATGCTGGCTCCTGTTCCAACCCATGCGACCCTCGTGTCTGTCCGTGTAGGCTCTGATGCCTTGGGCGGCTCCTGCGCCTACAATGTTGGTTTCTACACCAACGCTGGCGTGGTTGTGGACGAGGACGCTCTGGCCACTGCTGTTGCCGATGGCGCTGGCGTAGCGGAACTCCGTTACGAAGTGCTTGACCTCAACACCACTGGTCAGCAGGTCTGGGAACTGGCGGGTCAAAGCTCTGACCCAAGTGACGTATACTACGTTGCTGCCACGTTCAGTGCCGAAGGCGCTTCCGCTGGTGACATGGCGTTCATCATTGAGTACGTCGTAGACTAACTAGATAAGGGGGGCGGCTTGACACCGCCCTCCTTTGCTCCAATCCGAGGGCCGGGTAGGTGGAGTTCAATAGAGATTTTAGGTACGACTTGAAAGTCGGGCAGATGGCGGAAAGCTGGTTAGCCGACATACTCATGTCAAAAACCATTGAGATTAAGAGGGACTTCAAGGCTTCACGAACCGGCAAGGTGTTTGTGGAGTTTTTTTCTAGGGGAAAGCCGTCAGGTATATCCACTACTGAGGCAGATTTCTGGGCGTTTATTGTGGACGGCGAAACTGTGGTAATATTACCCACAGAACGACTCAAGGCTCTTGTGCAAGAAGCGAAGGACGAGGGCAAGATTTGGAAGGGCGGCGACTCGAATACGAGCCAGGGCGTCCTTGTTAATTTGGAAAGGTTAGTAAAGTAATGCCATCCGTAGTGGACATCTGTAACGAGGCAATGGACCTGTTGGGTGCAGCTACAATTACTGCACTTACCGAAAACTCTAAAGAAGCCCGGCTGTGCAACCGCAGGTTTGAAACTGTTAGAGACGCTGTTATACGAGCGCATCCTTGGAATGTAGCGATTACCCGCGCCTCGCTTGCCAAAGACTCAGAGACTCCGGCCTTCGGGTTTGCTAATCAATTTACTCTCCCAACCAACCCGTATTGCCTTCGCGTGTTGTCGTTTTGGAACAGCAACATCGACAGCGACGTAGCCCCGTATGACAGTGAGGTCATGTTTAAGATTGAAGGCCGCAAGGTTCTTAGCAACGAGGGGACTTGCAAGATTACTTACTTAGCTAGGGTTACCGACACAGAAACATACGACCCTCTGCTCTCCAGCACTATTGCACACAAACTGGCCGCAGAGACGGCCTATGCTATTACAGGCAGCACAACGGTAAGCCAGTCCATGCAACAGCTATACGAGTTGCGGCTGCGTGAAGCCCGTTCTGCTGATGCTATGGAGGGTATGCCTGACAAGCTGATTGCAGATGACTTCATAAACATCAGGTTCTGATATGGCCCGCGTTTCAACTATTGTCACAAACTTTCAAGCGGGCGAGTTTTCGCCGCGCCTTGAAGGCCGTATTGACCTGCAAAAGTATAACTCCGGCGCACAGAAGCTGGAGAATATGCTTATCTTCCCACAGGGTGGCATCACTCGCAGACCAGGCACCAAGTATGCTGGCACGTCAAAAGACGGTGGCAAGGTGCGGCTCATCGACTTCCAGTTTAGTGACGAACAAGCCTATGTCCTTGAATTTGGGGCAAATTATATCCGCTTCTTCAAAGACGGTGGGCTGCTGACAGAAGCAACCAAGTCCATCACTGCCGCAACACAGGCTAACCCTGTTGTCGTTACGGCTAGCACTCACGGCTATTCCAATGGTGACCGCGTGTTCATCAAGGATGTCGCTGGCATGGTGGAGTTGAATAACCGTGAATTTACGGTTGCTAACAAAACGACCAACACCTTCGAGCTTTCCGGCATCAACGGGACTGGCTTCACGGCCTACACCAGCGGCGGCACATCCGGCAAGATTGTAGAGGTCACGACCACCTACACAGAAGCACAGGTCTTCGAGCTAAATCATGTGCAGTCTGCTGACGTTCTGTATCTTGCACATAAGGACCATGAGCCAGCAAAGCTGACCCGCACGACAACGACAAGCTTCACGCTGACGGACATCGACTTTGTTGACGGCCCGTGGCTGGATGAGAACACCACAGACACTACGATTTACTTTTCTGCGGAAACAGGCACAGTGACGGTCACTGCCTCTGCTGACGTCTTTAGCTCCGATGATGTAGGCCGGTTTATTCGCACTCGTGAAATCCTTGAGATTGCACATGACGAGTGGGCGGCGAGTACGAGCTATGCTAACAATGCAACGGTCAGGTTTGGCGGGCATGTCTATAAGAACGTAACCGGCAGCACCGTAAGTTCGGGGAATACGCCGCCTGTGCATCTGACCGGCACAGAAACTTACGGGACTATTGATTGGGAATACCGGCACGACGAGTTTGGTCATGTAGAGATTACGGTTTTTACTAGTGCCACCGAGGTTACTGCTGTCGTGCATGAAGACCAGTATGGAAACTCAACGCTACCAGACAGTTCTGTCGGCTCCTCCAATGCCAACACCCGCTGGTCTCTCGGTGCATTTGGCGGCGACCAAGGCTTCCCACGCGCTGTAGCGTTCTACGAGGAGCGCCTGTACTTTGCTGGCACAACAGGCCAGCCACAAACCATCTTTGGCTCTCAGACTGCTGACTTCGAGAACATGACACCCGGCCTGAACGATGACGATGCAATCAACGTTACCATCGCATCGGACCAAGTGAACGTCATTAAGCACATGATTCAGGGCCGCTTCTTGCAGCTTCTGACAACAAGTGCAGAGTTCACACTGTCAGGTGGTACCGGCACCCAGCCAGTTACGCCGACTAACGTGAACGTCCTTCGTGAGACAACCTTTGGCTCATCTGACGTGCGCCCTATCCGCGCTGGCTCCAGCACCATCCTTATTCAGAAGGGGCAGGAGAAGGTCAAAGAGGTCACATTCGACTTGGACACTGACGGGCTTGTAGGGCGTGACCTTACAATTCTAGCGGAGCATATTGCCCGTGGCGGTCTGACCGACATGATTTGGCAGCAGGAGCCGGAGCTTATCCTGTGGTTTGTGCGCACAGACGGGGTTCTTATCGGCCTTTCATATGACCCACAAAACCAGACTATTGGGTGGCACACTCACCCAATGGGGGAGTCTGGGGTTGTGGAGAGTATAACGGCTATACCTAGCGGCGCTGAGGACCAGGTTTACTTGTCGGTCAAGCGCACCATCGACGGTTCTGTTGTGCGCCACATCGTGTTCATGGAGAATATCTACTTCGGCACAGACGTCTCGGATGCTTTCTATGTAGACTCCGGTCTGACATATGACGACACCGCCACGACCACGATTACCGGCCTGAACCACCTCGAAGGTGAGGCGGTGCAGATTCTAGCTGATGGCGCGGCACATGCTGACAAGACGGTTAGCGGTGGTGCGGTGACGCTGGACCGCAGCGCAAGCACGGTGCATGTGGGTTATTCCTACGATTCTAAAGTTCAAACGCTGCGCATGGAGGGCGGGGCTGACGACGGGGTATCTCAAGGCAAAATCAAACGCATCCACGGGGCTACCATCCGGTTCCTCGACACGGTGGGTGCTGAGATTGGGCCTGACGAAGATAACCTGGACCGTCTGCCCTTCCGCGACAGCAGCATGGCCATGGATGAGGCCGTGCCAATGTTTGATGGGGACAAGGAGATTTCGTTCCCGTCAGGTTATGACAACGACGCCAGAGTTTTCGTTAGACAGACGCAGCCCCTGCCTATGACCATTCTGGCAGTTATGCGGAGGTCTAACACATTCGATGCTTAATATACGACCATACAAACAAGAAGATGTGTACGACATCGAGTTGGATTACGAGTTCGACAGTGCTTCTCGTGCAGGGTTACTGGGTCATAACGAGATAGTTGCCTACACGCTTCTAGACGATGACAAGGTAATGGCTGTCGGCGGTGCGCACGTTATGTGGTTTGGGGCGGGGGAAGCATGGGTGCTGGTATCGCCGGAGTGCCTTGGCAAGCCAGCATCCTTTGCCCGTTATGCAAAAAAGCTGTTTGATAGTATATTGCAAGACACAGAGCTACGCAGGGTGCAAGCCAGTATTCATGTAGATGATGACCGGGCATACAGGTTCGCAGAGTGGCTTGGGTTTGAGAACGAGGGCGTGATGCGCAAGTACGGCGTTGAAGGTGACGATTATTACAGAATGGCGAGGGTGGCGTAATGGAACCGACCACCATCATGGCTGCTGCGTCCGTTGCCCAGGGGGTTATGGGCTTCAAGGGCAACCGCGCTGCTGCACGACAAGCTGCCGCTGTTGGTGAATACCAAGCCCAGGTAGCAGAAAACGAGCTTATCCTCACGCAACGCGCCCGCCGCAACCAAGAAGTGTCTCTGCGTAGGAACTCAGAAAGACTAAAGGGGTCACAGAGAGTAGCTACCGCAGCTTCCGGGATACAGATGTCCGGTAGCCCCCTTGAGGCCATGAAAGACACTTACTTCAATACCGAAGTTGACGCTTTGCGCATCCAATACGCGGGCAGCGTAGAAGAAGCAAATGCCGCTTCAAATGCAGCTATGGCTAGGATGACAGGGAAGGCGCAGGCCTCTGCTTACAACATGGCGGCTTTGACAAGCGTTGTTGGAGCAACTTCTGCTATGGCTAATTTCCGACAGCAACAAACGCTGCTTGGGCAGCGAACCGCCGCATATGATGCGCAAGTTGGCTTCCAGAACAGGATGCTGGCGCTTGAAAAATCAAGATACCAAAAGGAGCTTAGTTCCTAGCTATGCCAAGAATCCCGCTTTACGCAAAGGGCGCTGGCCCAACAGTTGAATTGGCCACGGGTCAGCTTGGGGCAAGGCCAAGCGCTGGCGCGTTCACTGCGCCTGGAGAGGCTATGGCGCGGATGGGTCAGGCTGTTGGCCGTGCCGGTGCCACGTTTGCAGAAGGCCAAATGCGCATTGAAGAGGGGCAACTAAAAGCCGAAAAGGAACGCCAGTCAAACGAAATTGAGTTTCAGCGGCGTCAGAAAAAAGTTGAATTTGACTTTGCTGTCGCGGAGCGAGATGCCGAAGACAGGCGTATTCTTGCAGAGGAGGCAGACCGCGCTGTTGTGGCCACTAGCGGGTTCCTTGAGCAAAACACAGACACTGACACTCAAACTTTTAATCAGAATTTTGAGACGCACCGCAGCAAGCTAATCTCTGAGGTTGAAGGCCGGGATTACACCCCACGCCGCAAAGCTTTGGTCGAGAACGCTATTAGGCAAAGCACTCGCGCGCAACGCAGTAGTGGCGCAAATCAAGCCTTTGGGCGCGGCCAGGTTGCGCGTACCACCGCCGCTGAAACGACCATCTACACAGCTATGAACCAAATATCTTTGTATGCGGATGGACATCCCGAAAGAGTTGCGTTGCTCAACAGCATTGAAACCACTTTTGTTGACGCCGAGAAAAATGGCCTAAGGATGAAGTTTACAAGGGCGGGGGTCCAGCAACAGGTACTTTACCAAGACTACAACCGTGAAATTGCCGGTGCCGGAAGTCACGAGGAAGTAGCCGACATCCTATTGAGGTTGCGATTTGATGGTAGCGTTAGCCAAGCAAACCGAGAGAAGTTGATTGTTGACCTGAACCAAACTGAAACAAAGCTTTTTAATGACGCGCGAGACTCTGCTGCTGGGGTTTTGAACAGCGCAAATATGTCTTCGAGGGAGCAATCAGAAATCGAGGAGGCCATTGAAGGCGCGGGTACGTATACCTTTACCATGGGGGATGGCTCATCTAGCTCTGTTGACTTCTCTCAAATGCGCTCAACAGATGTCGGCCCTATGCTGAGTATATTGAGCAGACGCTTTAAGGATGTAGAAGACCTAACGTCAAGAAACATTCTGTCTTCAGCCGAAGACGCCTACAACCCCAAAATGTCAGGGGCTGACAACGCCGCAAAGTTTTCTGAATATTACTCTGCGTCAGCAATCGAGACGCACGGAAAGACGCCGGAGCAGTTAGATGAAATTGCTTTGAACCTTGCGAATCAACACCAAGACTTTGTTACCAATATAATCAAGTCAGAGGGCGTGACTCGACAGAACTACCCAGAGATTGTAGCAAGGATTGATGCGGCTGAAGCATTGCTGACATCCGAGCTTGGCGGCCGTGCGCCTTTAAAGTTTGCAACAGGAGGGGACCAAGGCACTGTCATAGGAATACTGTCTGGCTTGGCGTCGTCGCGTGAAGACTTGCGCAAGGCTGCTGCGGAAACCGCTACATCCGAAACTCATTTGGATTTCATGAGGAGAGGCGAGTTTGAGTTCGTGGCTGGCCAAGCAACCGACAAGGAAACAAAGAAAGCTGTCAACACACGCATGGCCGAGCTTTCGGACAATGTTCCTTCGCAAATCAATGATTTGTCTAAGAACGGGACAACATATGAGACGTTTGTGTCAGTGCTGAACACACAAGCTGAACGGATTACAAACCCTAACTTTGACCCTGAAGACGCAGAGAAGGAGGGCGTTTCTGCTGCAATTGAATTGTACCGAGAAATGAAGCTGGCTGGTCGCGGCGTTGCCAACAGGCATGTGTCGGCCGAAAGCAAGAAAATATTTGAAGGCTATTTCCGTCTTGAGCCTCATTTTGGTGCAGTTGCCACCATTCGGACACTACAGCAACAGCGAGACGACATCGACGTAAACGCAAGTTACAAACAGGTTCAAAGTGGGGTCGAGTCCATCTCGGACACAGCATCACAAAGCTATTCTTGGTATCAGCACATTCCTGGCCTTGGCCCTGATGAAGACTTTGTAATCCAAAATACGTCAGAAATTCAAAGTTACGTTAGCAAAGCAGCAAAAGATTACATTAAACTTGGTGTCCCGGCAGAAGCCGCCGTTGAGCTTGCTGCAAAAGATTACGGCGAGTCTCATGTGCGCATCCGGAACATAATGGTTCCCAAGACAATGGGGATGCCCAGAAATGTTGAAGAAATGGCGACTGCCGCCGTCAAGGATTCAATCTTGAAGTATCCTTATGTCGCTGAAGAGTTTGACAGCGAAGAGCTTTCCATCCGCCCCTTAGCAGGCACAATGGACCGCTGGACACTGGTGCATAGTGGTGGTTCGCCTGTGATTGCAACAGACATTGATGACCCGAAAAGAGCATTTCCAATTGAGTTTACCCTTGATGACCTAAATAAATACATGATTACGCAAAGGTCTGACGCCGGACTCATTGAGATTGCGAAGAATACAGAAATGAACTTCCGCAAGAAGGTAGAGTTGGAGTTCCACACCCGCAGCGGGCGCTTTGAGGGTATGACTGAGTATAACGCACGGCTTAAAAGACTTCGTATTTTGCACCCGGAGCGAAGCTTCCGTTTGGAGGCTGAGGATATTAGCAAAGCCACAACATCCGTTTTGGAGCAGATGCTGGGCGTTTCTGGTTCTGAAGACTTTAGCGGCGAAGCCCCTATAGAGAAGGCTGAGTGATGAACGAAGAAGAAGACCTGCTCAGTCCCGCTAGGCCTGAAATTACGCCAACACGAGAGGCTGTTGAACGCGCCGCTGAAGCGGAGTTAGAGGCGCAAAAGCCCACCTTTGGCGAAGCTGTCCGGGCGTCTGTTCAAGAAGACTGGATGATGTCTTGGGCATTGCGCGGGCGCGAGGAGTTTGCCCCTGACCCAGACTTTCAGTTGTCTATAGAGGAGCGCCGGAAAGCAACATCTGGCCTTCCAGAAGAGTACCACGGGTTTGTCGAGGACGCATACAGTATGCCTCAACTTGAGTCTTTGCGTGAGGAGGCGTTCAAGACATACGAAAACGACCAGAAGCTTGCCCAGCTTGGCTGGGGCGGAGTTGGTATCCGCTTTGGCGTGGCCTTGGCTGACCCGGCAGCAATTGGACTTAGCGTAGCTACAGAAGGTGTGGCGGCTCCATTGATTTGGGGCAACAAGCTGACAAGGCTGCAAAGAGCTTTTCGCGGAGGTACGGCCGCAGCAGCAACAAATGCGATTGTCGAAAGTTACATTGTTAGTCAGAACGCTGTCAAAGACCCCTATGACATCTTGTATTCCGCTAGTGCTGGATTTTTGATTGGCGGCGGCCTGTCTTCCCTGGGCAGGACTGACACGTTAGACCCTATTAATGGCGCAATGGCCAACATGGCAAAGGCAGCAGACGACGCGCAGCGCGTTGAGGCCGTCGATGCCGTCAATAGTCGCATTCAGGGAGAGGGTTTGGGAGAGCAGTTCGACCGGTCTGTGGGCGCGGCTGAAAACCCGTTTGAGCCAGCACAGCAAATCTCTGACCTCCGTACAGATTTGGACAATTTCTTGGATGAAGCTGGAGACTCTGCAGACCCCGCTTATGGCAGGGGCCGATTTGACATGGCCAGTTATCTGCTGGCCTCAAAGAACCAAACCGCTAATTTTTTAGGGCGGGTTCTAGGCGAGGACGCCGTCGGTTTCCGTAAAGATGCTGGGCGACCACTTGAGGCCACTGCTGACATCATCAAGACGAATGAATTTAAATCAGCCCTTAGCCGCTACTATTCTGTGTATGACGAGGCATACAACGAATGGGCAAAGGAGCAAGGCTTTGGCTACTTCAAACGCAAGATGAATATCCCGCGCCGCCAGTTTGGTGAGCTTGTGGCGGATGCGATTGAGAATCCTGAGCTTCCGTTTTCCCCTGCCGTGAGAAAGGCTGCGCAACGGCAAGCTGAGATTAAGCGTGACCTTCTCAACGGGGCCAAGGATGCGGAGGTTCGTGGCTTTGAGACCGTTCCTGAGAACCTGCGTTATTTCACGCACCTCTGGGACTCATTCAAGTTTGTTGAGGCCCGGCATCGTTACGGGGACACAGCGATTACGCGGATTCTGACCAACGCCCTAATAAACGGCACAGAAGACTTGGACGAAGAAGCGGCCCAGATGATTGCCAAGAGCATGGCCGGAAAGCTAAACCGTGACGGCGCTGGCATGGACTCCGGCGCAGCCAGATTGTTCACAACAGATGACCGCGATGTCATGAAGCAAATCCTTGTGGAAGAGGGTTTCATGACGGACGACGAGGCTACACGCCTGTTGTCGCTGTTTGAGCAGCGTCCTGACGGCACTCCAGCACGGGCCAAGCGTAGGCTTGGGTTTAACATGGAGGAGGAGCTGTCGGTGTTTAACTCACAGACCCGTCAGCAAGAGACTCTCCGCCTCAAGGACTTGCAAGAGCGAGACGCTGAACAGGTCTTTACCTCCTATGCAGCAGGGATGTCTGGCCGTATAGCTCTGGCAAAGGTGGGCTTCAAGGACGAGACTACAATCAATCAATTCCTAGACAGAAACCTAGCAGAAGCAGAGGCCCGCGAGGGCAACAAAGGCCTGAAACGCGCACAGAAAGAGAACCTTGTGGCTCAGACCATAATTAACATGATTCTGAACCGCCGCGCTCCGTTGGCAGCAGACCCGTCTGGCAACTACGCAAGGATTGCGCGCCTGGTCCAAGACTATAACTTTATCCGCCTGATGAACCAGGTTGGTTTTGCTCAGGTCGCCGAGCTTGGCAACGCCATCAGCATTGGCGGCTGGCGGGCTGTGCTGCAACAGGTCCCAGAGATGCGCCGCATGTTGCGCAGGGCAAAAAATGGAGAGATTGAAGACGAGGTTTTGAGGGACATTGAGGCCGCAACTGGCATTGGCTCTGACCGTTTGACAAATCAGGCCATGAACCGCGCAGACACTATCGGTGTGTTCAGCGAGGGGCGTGGCGACTGGATTGACAAGGGGCTGTTTATGCTGGCCCCTTTGAAAAGAGCCACAGCAGACTTGTCTGGCATGGCCCCGATTACGTTAGCTCTTGAACGAATGGCTGCACGGGTTGCTGTCCAGACCATGACGGACCTTGCTTTTAAGGCCAGAAACCTGTCGCGCAAACGCTTGGCCGGACTTGGGCTAGACGAGGCCATGACTGAGCGCGTTTATTCGCAAATCAGGAAAAACGCTGTCAGACAGCCATCTTCTATGGTTAAGCGCAAAAAGGTTCGTGCAATCAATCTTGGGGCTTGGGATGACGCTGAGGCAAGAGATGCTTTCCTCATAGCTATATCCCGTTGGACCCGCCGCAGCATCCAGCAGAATGACGTAGGCAACCTGAACCTTTATATGACCTCAACCATGGGGCAGATTCTGACGCAGTTCCGCACGTTTATGCTGGTTTCTTATGCGAAGCAAACGCTGCATAACATCAAGGCAAAAGACTTTAGGGCTTTGTCAGCGATGCTTCATTCAGTGGCATTTGCGGGCCTTGCCTACACAGCGCAAACCCAGGTCAACGCTCAGTTTAGAGAGGACAAAGAAGAGTTCTTGAAAGAAAGGCTGTCAGTTGACGCTATTGCCAAGGCATCGTTTCAGCGTAGCTCGTGGGCATCACTGTTCCCGGCACTAGTGGACACAGGAGCCATGTTCTATCAGGACGACCCTGTCTTCGCATACCGTTCCACAGGGCTAGACACCAACCTGATTGGCGGTGTGCCTAGTGTTCAGCTTATTTCAAAGGGTCTCGGTTCAGCACAGGCTGCGTCTAGGGCGCTCCTGAATCCTGACTTGCAGTTTTCGCAGGGGCAACAACGGGCGTTGAATACGCTTGTACCTTTTCAGAACGCAATCGGCATCAAGAACGCCCTTAACAAGTTGGTGGACATGAGACCGGAAACGACCAAGGTAGACTAGGGTTCCAGCAGAGCCGCAACTGCGGTATAAAGGACCGAAGGAGTGACGCATGACAGTCAGCAGCACGAATACAAAAAACAGCTATAGCGGGGACGGCTCCACAGTCGTTTTTGCCTATACTTTCAAAGTCTTCGACGACGATGACATCCAAGTCATTCTTCGTAACGACACGACTGGCGCTGAAACTGTGCAGACCAAGACGACACATTACACTGTGTCGGGCGTGGGAAACACTGGCGGTGGCAACATTACCTTTGTAGCCGCCCCGGCAACAGGAGAGACTGTTGTCCTGATTCGCGCCATCCCGCTGACACAGACTACTGACTACACTCCTAATGACCCCTTCCCTGCTGAAACGCATGAAGAGGCGCTGGACCGCCTGACATTCATCGTGCAGGACATTGAGGAAGAGGTTGGCCGGTCCATTAAGGTGTCGCGTACCAACACCATCACCTCGTCTGAGTTCACTGTGGGTGCCACCACACGGGCAAACAAAATCTTCGCCTTCGACAGCGACGGTGACTTGGCTGTTACGCAGGAGATTGGCACATACCAAGGTACAGACGCCACGACCACGACATCTGCCTACGCCGAGCGTGACATCATCAAGTCCACCACGGCTGGACAGCTTAACAACGTATATATTTGCGTAGCTGATTCGGTAGCCGGTGACCTGCTGACTGACACCGACCATTTCGAGCTACTCGTTGACGCTGTGTCTGCCGCTACAAGTGCGACTGCTGCGGCTTCCAGTGCTACAGCGGCTGCTGCAAGCGAAACGGCTGCGTCTGCGTCTGAAAGTGCTGCGGCCACATCCGAGTCAAACGCGGCGACGAGCGAGTCTAACGCCTCTACCAGCGAAACAAATGCGGCCACAAGTGCAACCAACGCCGCTACAAGTGCTACTAACGCCGCTACCAGTGAGACAAATGCTGGCACATCAGCCACGGCTGCTGCTTCTTCGGCTACCGCAGCGGCTGCAAGTGCCACGGCTGCTGCTGCAAGTGAGTCGGCTGCTGCCACGTCCGAGACAAATGCTGCCACTAGCGAGACCAATGCAGCAACGTCTGCCACCACGGCCACTACGAAGGCGTCAGAGGCCGCTACAAGCGCCACTAATGCTGCAACCAGCGAGAGCAACGCCAGCACAAGCGAGACTAATGCGGCGACATCGGCCACGGCTTCAGCGTCATCAGCCACAGCTGCGGCGGCAAGTCAGACAGCGGCGGCGGCTAGTGCGGCATCTGCTGCGTCTGCGTTTGACAATTTTGATGACACATATCTGGGGAGTTTCTCTAGCAACCCGACAGTCGATAACGACGGTGATGCCTTGGTTGAGGGTGCGCTTTACTTCAACACCACCGCCAACGAGATGCGTGTCTACGATGGCGCAAACTGGATTGCCGCTACATCTGCTGGCAATGTCTCGCTCATTCTGTACGAATACACAGCGACATCAGGGCAAACCACGTTCTCTGGCTCTGACGACAACAGTGCAACTCTGTCCTATACGGCAGACAATCTGCAAGTCGTGATGAACGGTATCGTCCTCGACCCGTCTGACTTTACCGCCACCAACGGCACCAGCGTTGTGCTGGCTTCTGGCGCGGCTGCCAATGACCTTGTGAACATCTATGCGTTCAAGAGCTTCACTGTGGCTGACACTGTGTCTGCGTCTGCTGGTGGTACGTTCAGTGGGAACGTGACTGTTAATGCAAGGCTTGATGTGGACAACATCCGCATCGACGGCAACACCATCAGCAGCACCGACACTAACGGCGACATTACCCTCGACCCGAATGGCACAGGTGACACGATTATTGCGTCGGGTAATTTTGGCGTAGGCACAACATCTCCAGGCGGTTTGGCAGAGTTTTACAAAGCCGGAACCTCTGAGGTTCTGATTGGCTCCGACAATGGCGGCACAGCACAACTTTCGCTGTACGAAAATGATGACGGCACAAAAGAAGGCTTTTTGAAGTATGACGGCACCAACAATCGCATCCATCTGGCCACGTCTGGCGATGCTAATGCGCTAGTCATGCCTCGTGACACCGGCTACGTCGGTCTTGGGACAACAGATTTCACTACCCAGAATGGAAGTGTTTCCAGACTTTTAAAACTAGGCGGTGCTAACAACACTGTTATTGCTGCGGAGCAAACAGGTTCAGGTAAAAATTTTATATTAGAAGCAAGAAACGAAGGACGTAGTGGCGGCGACAGATATGCTCAAATGTCATTTGCCGAAGATGGTTCTGATAATGGCGCTATAATATTTTACACAGCCGCTTCTGGTTCTGATGTTTCAGAACGTATGCGCATCGACAGCAGCGGCCAGATATTTTTCGGAACCACCGATGCGTCTATGTATAACAATTCGGGGGCTGGAAATGGCGGAGTTACCATCAACGCAGCTAATGGATTTTCAAAAGGTCTGATAGCTTGTGCGAGAGACAACGCGCAGCCTCTAGAAGTCAACAGATTGGCCAGTGACGGCACATTGGTTTCTTTTTCACAAGATGGAACCCAAGAAGGCACAATCTCTGTATCTGGCAGCACCGTTTCTTATAATGGTGGACACCTTTCCCGCTGGTCACAAGCCACTGACGGCAACCGCATCGACGGCCTTGTCAAAGGCACAGTGATGACCAACCTCGACCAGATGGCTGAGTGGACAAAGGACGGTGTGACAGAAGACAACGAGCAGCTTAACTGTATGGCTGTGTCATCCGTTGAGGGCGATGCAAACGTGGCTGGCGTATTCGTCAACTGGGATGATGACGACGAGGACTTCACCGCCGACATGAACATCGCAATGACCGGCGATATGGTCATCCGCATTGCTCAAGGCACGACAGTGGCACGAGGCGACTTGCTGATGTCAACAGGTGACGGCACTGCCAAGCCGCAAGGCGATGACATTGTTCGCAGCAAGACGATTGCGAAGGTGACCAGCACCACAGTTTCACACACATACGACGATGGCAGCTACCTTGTGCCGTGCGTCCTGATGGCTTGCTAAGGAGAACGCATCATGAGCAGAGCAAGAGATTTCGCAGACCTCGCCGGAAGCGCCGAGGCTGGTGGCCTGACTGGCAGGAACCTCATCATCAACGGTTCAATGGCGTGTTTCCAGAGGGCAACAGCAGCAACCACAATGACCAATGCCTATGGTGCGGTAGACCGCTTCAAAGGCTTTTCAAATGGCGGCGGTGCATTTACCGGCGAAAAGTACGACTTGACCACAGGTGAGATTGCTACGACAGGTCAGTATCAGGCATTGAAAATGTTGGTATCTACAGCGGACACCTCTATTGCTGCGGCAGACTACTACGCCCTGCAATACAAATTTGAAGGTGATGACCTACAGCAGCTTAAATACGGCTCGTCATCGGCTCAATCTTTTACGGTTTCTTTTTGGGTCAAGTCGGACACAACAGGCACATACTTCCTGACAGTTGACAAGGTTGCTAATGGTCAGACTGCTTATCGCATCCCTATTGAATACACTATTTCAAGCGCAGACACTTGGGAGCAAAAAGTAATAACTGTGTCGCCTACCGCTGGTAGCACTTCTCTTATTACTTCATCCGCAGGCGCTATTGGTGGCGGCACTGGCCACGGCCTCAGTCTTTACTGGGGCTTTGCTTGGGGTACAGATTATCACGGCACAAACAACACTTGGGGTACAGGTACATATGGCACAAACGCAACAGCGAATGGCTGGATGGGAACGGTAGGCAATGACTTCTACATCACCGGCGTGCAGTTTGAGGTCGGCGAACAGGCCACGCCGTTTGAGCATCGGTCGTTTGCGTCAGAAGAAATTGCCTGTACCCGCTATTTCTATGAGGCTCCGCCACTGTATCGCGGTCACTCTATGAATGTAGACTTTATCACTGTTTTAAGACTGGCGATTAACTACCCTGTACGCATGAGAACATCCCCAACAGTAACCAATAGCGGCATCACTAGCGGTTTTTCAATCGCAACTGTTCAAACTAATGACAAGTCTCATAACTTTGAAGTGAGCAAGGCGAGTACGACTGATTTCCGTCCTTCACTGACTAGTCCTAATTTTAAGTTTGATGCGGAGTTATAGATATGGACACAATGAGCATTACTAACGCACAGTATGAGGCGTATGAAGGCTCTAACGTGGCAATCAAGGCAACGATTGATGGCGACGAGTTGATTGCCCCCCTCGCCCCCGGAAACCGTCACTACGACGAAATCATGCGTCAGCAGTCGGAAGGCTTGCTGACGATTGCGGACGCTGACTGATGCCAGAGGAGCAGAAAATCGCTCTCGACGTTGCGGCTGGCACAGGCACCGCTGCCGCTTGGATGGGGATGGCCCCGGACATCGTGGCGGTGGTAACCGGCATATATGTGCTGGTGCGGCTCTGGGAAACCCAGACCGTGCGGAAGCTGACCGGGCGCGACTGATGTGGAACTGGTGCATGTGTTTCTGCTTCACGTTTTCTTAGACGGCAAGCCTAAAAGCAAGGACATGCACTTCTGGAACGTGGACGAGTGCGTATATTTTGCGCAACGTCTTCATAAGCAAGGAGGGAAGATTACAAGCTACTGCCTACCCGTCCAGGTCAGGCGTGACACTACAAGGATTTACTGATGCTTGCTGAACTCGCTGCCGCCAACGCCGCCTTTGCCGTAATCAAGCAAGCCATCCAGAATGGCAAGGACATAGCCTCTGCTGGCAGTGCCGTTGCAGAGTTTGTGGGTGCCAAAGAGAAGCTGCAAGCCAAGGCCCAGAAGAAGGGTGGCGGCTCTGACCTCGAAGAGTTTATGGCTCTGGAAAAGCTCAAGCAACAGGAAGACGAACTCAAAACCATTATGATTTACGCTGGTCGGCCCGGGCTATGGAGCGACTGGCAGAGGTTTCAGGCCAAGGCGCGGGTTGCTAGGCGCGAGGCAGTTGTTGCATCCGCAGCCAGACGCAAGAAGATTATAGACATCACAATCATCGGGGCATTTGTGCTGTGCTTTCTTGCCATTCTAGGCGCACTTTTTGCCCTAATCTTACACCATCAAGGGAGGTTATAATGGATATTACAATGGAGCGCTTCTTGGCGTGGAGGATACTGCCGCGTCTTATGATGTTCGTGATGACATTCATGTATATCCGCGTCATTGAGTGGGGCATGTCCCTCGAAGACATCACAACCCAGCAGAGTGCCATGGTCAGTGTCGTCAGCGGTGCCATGACTGGTGCTTTTGCTGTGTGGCTTGGAAGCGAGAAAAAGGCATGAATGTGGCCTGGTCATTAGTGCTGGTCACTGCGGTGTCAGCCACGGAATATAATGTTGAGCCTATTACCACAACTGAGACGATGGCTGAGTGTTACTTCCAAAGTACCGAGGTTAATTGGCAGTCACACATACACAACAATCAAGAGCTTCTTTGCATAAGGATAGAGGAATGATTCAAGCACTGATTCCCATCGTTGGCGAACTGGCCGGTGGCTGGCTCAAGGGCAAGGCCGCAGAGAAAGCCGCCAAGTCTCAGGTGAAGGTTGCCAAGGCCGAGGCAGAGGCCGAGGTAATGAAGACAGCCGCCACGCATGATTCCAAGTGGGAACTCATCATGGCGCAGTCCACACAGACATCCCTCAAAGACGAAATCGTCACGGTGATTGTGCTTATTCCTGTCGTGCTGGTGTTCATCCCCGGCATGGAAGATGTGGTGCAGAATGGCTTTGACCGGCTAAATGAACTACCCGACTGGTACCAATATTTGGTATTCTTGGTGTGCAGTGCCGCCCTTGGCATCAAAGGCTTGGATAAGTTCAGGAAGAAATGATGGCCCGCAAACCTGTTAAAACAAAGTCCCGCGTGAACGAGGCTGGTAACTACACCAAGCCTACTATGCGCAAAAGACTTTTCTCCAAAATCAAAGCTGGCGGCAAAGGTGGCAAGCCGGGGCAGTGGTCTGCCCGCAAGGCGCAGATGCTGGCCAAGCAGTACAAGTCAGCAGGGGGCGGCTATAAGAACTGATGGCACTCAAGAAATCACAACGAAGCCTGAAGTCTTGGACAAAGCAGAAATGGAGAACCAAGAGTGGTAAGCCGTCCACGCAGGGCCCGAAAGCTACCGGGGAGCGCTATCTACCGTCTAGAGCCATTAAAGCCCTCTCACCCAAAGAATATGCGGCGACCACGAGAGCGAAGAGGAAGGCTACTAGAGCCGGGAAACAAGTTAGCAAGCAACCAAAACGAATTGCGCAGAAGACAAGGCGCTACAGGAAGACAAAATGAATCTAGTGAAACTGTGTGACGACCTCAAAGCCGACGAGGGGAGTGTCAACGAGATTTACATTTGCCCGGCAGGGCATCCCACTTTTGGCGTAGGCCATATGATTACCAAGAAAGACCCTGAACATGGTGAGCCAGTTGGCACTAGCATTAGCGATGAACGGGTACGGGAAGCCTTCGAGGCAGACATCACCATCACGCTACAAGATTGTGAGAAACTATATCCTGACTTCGCTGACTTGCCAGAAGAGGTGCAGCTAATCATCGCCAACATGCTCTTCAACATGGGCTTGCCGCGCCTGTCCAAGTTCCGGGGCATGAAGGCTGCGGTGGACGACCGTGACTGGAACCGCGCAGCGGATGAGATGGTGGACAGTTTGTGGTATAACCAAGTGACAGCGCGGGCAGACCGTCTGGTGCAACGTATGAAAGAGGTAGTGTGATGCCTGGTGCAAAGTATTCATCGAAGCAGAAAAAGATGGCGGCTGTAGCTTCGCCGCGTAACAAGATTACTGGTGCTGACTTCGCAAAGCTGCGAGGCAAGAAGAAGCCGACCATGGGTGCGGCCAAGAAGAAGCGCCGTGGCTAAGACTCCGGCATGGCAGCGCAAGGCTGGCAAGAACCCGAAGGGTGGCTTGAACGAGGCTGGGCGTCGTTCTGCCAAGAAGCAGGGCATGAACCTCAAGCGTCCTGTGAAGAAGGGCGACAACCCGCGCCGTGCATCCTTCCTTGCCCGCATGGCTGGAATGAAAGGCCCGGAGCGTGACGCAAAGGGCAAGCCGACCAGGCTCTTGCTCTCTCTACGGGCATGGGGTGCCTCTAGCAAGGCTGACGCTAGGAAGAAGGCGTCAGGCATATCCAAGCGGAACAAGGCCAAGAAAGCCAGAGCGTGATGCCTCGCAACCCGCAAGCCCGCAGCCTGATGAGCAAGCTGTTCAAGCCGCGCATCCTCAAGCCCAAGAAGGGCAAGGGTAGTTACTCCCGTAAAAAAGAACCCCGCCGAAGCGGGGCTTAGTGGCTAGGTTACCTAGCTGGGAGGAACTACTCAATTCTCCAAATTCTGTACCCAGTACCGTTAGGTTCCTTGCGTGAGCGGTACTCCATGCCTCTGTACCTCATAGCCGCGCGAACCTTCTCGAAATCACGCTCGGTTGTCGCAACTAGGCTGTCACCAACCTCCATACCAGAAAGTATATTCCACCTGTCGCGTCTGCCGCCGGGTATTGGTATGCCTTTTTCAAGCACCACTTGATTGCACTCTGCGCACTTTTTCAAAGCACCCTCCTGTCTGCGTGTCATAGCAAAGCTTATGTCCGTTCCCATTCGCAACCCACGTTCCATCCATGACATAATGCTCCTTACCGCAGAACTCACAGTTTAATTTCCTTGTGTCTCGGTTCTTGGTTTTCGGTTTTCTTTTCCTCACGTTGGGCCTCCAATCCCGCATTGAGGAAGCGCCCGGCCATCCAGAGTAGCTGTGTTGAGTCCATGTCTCTGTAGTAGGACACGCCCTCTATACTAACCAGCACTCCTTCTGGCCTAGGCACTACCAAGATTTGCTTAGAAGGGGATGTCATCATCCAAAGACATCTTTGGCTTACGCGCAGTTTCCTGAACGCCAGCCGCTTCTGCCACCTGTTTGAATCCACCTTGCGAAACGTCGTCAGCTACGCTGTCTGTGCCGGTGTATTCAATAGGCTGTTCGACCTTTAACGTGATGCTGCCGTCGTCGTTCTCGTACACGCGCACAGAATACTGTACGTCATGCCTGAGATGCACATCCGCTGGCGCACCGTCCTTGTACGGCGTCCACTTGCTGTTGCCAAACTTGGCAGCACCCTTGTCGTTGGGCCAAGCCCGGAACTGGGTGATTGGTTTCCACTGTCTTGCCATGATTAACCTCCAAGGCTCTGTTCGTGCTTTTGAAATAGGTCAAAGAGCGCCTGCGCACGTTGAGGATTGCGCTTCTTGACATCCATGATGAGGTGCTTGTTCTCAGCGAACAGGTTATGGACACCGCCAACCATCTTTATGTTCTCCAGCCTAGACTTCACCTGAACGTATAGATGACGGTCAGATTCTTCATGGGCATCAGGCGACGTCTCGACAGGGGATGGAGGGTTCCCGCTGGAGCCGCCGCCTGAACTGGATGTCTCCAAGTTCTGCTGCTTCCTCGGCACAGCCTCCATTTCATTAGCACTGGCATACTCACCACCGGACAGACCGATGCTTGCCAGCGCCCTACCAATGGCAGATGTCTCACAGTTTTCCAAGGCGCTTGTCTTGTTGACGTTGCCTTGGCCCCTGATTTCCTCTGCCATCCCTGAGCCAACGATGTGACCATTATGGTCTGTGACAACGGCTTTTACAACCACACGCTGCCCGTCGTCCACGAGAATCTCCGTGTCAACGCCGCACTCAAGGCCGAAGACGGTTCGGAACGCCTCCATGCGGTGGACAACCTGGGTGTACTTCTTGCCACCCCGTTGCGCTATCCCGTGGGATTTGTGCAATTCGGAGACAAGCCCCATTGCATCAATCATCTTGCTCATCTGTTACCTTTCCTTTGTGCAAATGGTCTGCCATCAAGTGCATGAAGACAGTCCAAGCCGCCTTCATGTCACTCATCTCTGCCTGTAGCTCGGCTAGCCTTTTCTCAAGCCGGTCTACCTGCTGTTGTAGTTCACCAACGTCAGGCATTGGCAGCTTTGGGCAGACTGCGCCCGTCAACCCGCCACACCCGGAACCCTTCGTCAACACGCCGTGAAACATAGGCTTTGTTATGCTTCCACAGTGTCTTGATAATCCGCCTGTACACAACCTCGTTGGGACACAGTACGCTGTCGCCGGGCTTCATCTGCAAGGCAAGTTCGCTTTCGCTACTCATGGTGCGGCCGGAACCGGGCTTGCGCTTAGGGATTGAAATGTCACGTTCGATTTTTAGTTTCATAGCTAAACCCTCCAAATTTCTCTAGCTATCTTCACGATGTCAGGGCCATGGCGGCCCGCGATTTGACCAAAGTCCGGCTGGACAAGGCCAAAGAGGTTGCTCCAGTTGCCATTCGCAGCCTTGAGCAAGTTCTGTTGCACCACCCAGCGCTGCACTACGTCCTGATAAGTTGCCTCTAGGGCTTCAGGCTTTAGTGCGTCGCAGTTTTCGGCGGTGACGATGTTGTAGCCAGCAGGGGTCACAAACAGGAGGCCTGGCGCATCACCTGTCGCCTTCCAATAGACTGCCTGTTGCATGATTTGCTGGGGAAGCGGTTCGGTCTTAGGCTTTGGGTTGCGCCAAGTGCGGGTGCCGTCTTTCTTCGGTGGGTTTCGCATTGGCAAGCTGCACTTCAGGTCAACTTGTCGGCCAGACCCCGTGAAGTCTTGGAACAGGATGACCGGGACATCCAGCTTTTCCTCAATGTAGAGCCGCTGGTATTCGCCCTCGAACTCGTCGTCTCCGTAGAACTCCTTGATGCCGTCAACAGCGTATCTCGCCATCTCCGGTATGACTTCCTTGAAGTGGTGGTACTCTTCTGCATCCTTTCCCCCGTCCCAGTCACGCGGCTTGTAAAACTCGAACTCAGTCATGCCTTTACGCACAGCTTCGTCAAAGTCTATTGGCTCCTTGCGGCCATAGATAGGGCTGTAGTCGTGGACGCCCAGTGCCATGTCCGCTATGCTTTGAACTATCTGACCAGCACGGGGCCGGGCCGCAAAGGGGAAATTAATCTTGTGTTCTTTACGCAAGAACAACTTCAGGACATGCTCGTCAATCGGCTGCGTTGCACCCGACGCGCTGACATGCTGCCGTCCGAAGAACAGGCTGTAATCAGGGATTGTTCTTTCCATGTGACCCTCCATATCCACGTTCTAAACATTTCCAACATAGGTGTCAACAATGTTTTTAGTCTTTGATTCGGATGAGTTGGTTGATTGCGTGAGGTGTGAGGGCAACGGGGTAATCCCCATTGACTTGTATGAGCATAGCGAAATAGGGTTCGGCATCACCCGTAGTTTTTCTTGTGAGTGTGGGGTGTGTGGAGGCGAGGGTAAACTGATGCCCTATTTTGAAATCGAATATGATTCTGAGGCCAGCGATTGATTGTCTGCCGGTACGCGCATCGTGATGACGAGGTGCCGGTGGGGCGGGAGGTTTATCCTCTGGGTGGTTGGCATGGGGCCAAGGGCTATGTGCTATGGAGTGAAGACATGACCAATGGACGTGCAAAAGGCGCACAATTTGAACGCACTATTGCGAATATGTGCCGTGACTCTCTAGGCTATGAGGCGAAACGAGACCTCGAACAATACAGAAGCGGTGACCGGGGTGACCTGATTGGGGTGCCTGGCTGGGTCATAGAGTGTAAACGCTACGCCTCGGGCTCGACATACAGAGATGACTGGTGGCGGCAAGTGACCAAGGCAGCAGACGTTGCTATGTGTGAGCCTGTCCTCATCTATAAGTATGACCGCCAGCCTATCCGCTGTGTGGTTTTCCTATCGGCCATCAACCCAGATTTTTGGGGCAAGGCCGACACTGCCACGGTCAGCTTTGATACGTGGTGCATGATTGTCAGGGAGGGATTGACAGATGAAGAGCGCAGCCGACATGAGCATGGACGAGTTCCGCAACCTATTGGCCACGGTGACAGCCACGCCTGATGTTCCGCCGACTCCGCCCGGGCGTTACCAGCGCAAGGTAAAGCCGACGGCAGCGCAGCAACCGTTCTGGAACAGGCGCAAGCCGGGTACAAACAAGCGGGCTAAATCGCGTCAGCCTTCTCGCACCTGAAGTGGGCTTGCATAGGCGCGGGGAACAGTGGGATGACAGCCTTTGCCATCTCCATGCCCCGTGCGTAGCACTCCTGCTCTGTGTCTTTTAGTCCTGTTGTGTCTTCAAACAGGGCGCACTCATTCGGCTGCCCTATTACGCACACCAGTACGAGCGCCTTAAACATGTCAACGCTCCTTTCTCTTCAAGCCTAGCATTAAGTGGGGGCATATTGCTAATCGCCCCCCTCCCATACCGGCGGTGTGTGGTCCGGCCCGTAAAACTCTTCCGGCATCTTGTTGCTTTTGGCTAGGTTTTCCTCTGCGGTAATCACTTGCAGATTCCACGGCACATGCAGCCCGCAGACCGCTTCTCCGTTGCGCGGATAGTAGTGGTCAACGTGATGCTTTACGCCGGTCTGTCGCGTCTTTCTCGCTGCCTCTTTGTAAAAGGGGGCAAAGACCTTTGGGTCAATCCCCTTGGGCATTGCTTCCCTCAAGTACCTGCGGCGCAGTTGCGCTTCAAGTTTCCGCTGCTCCCTGTGTTCGATGTCCTCCGCCCACCGTTCCCGCTGGCGCGTCCGGTGCCGTTCTTTGCGCTTCTGTTTCTTTTCTTCGGGGACATCCACAAAATAACGCTGGTAGTGTTCGCGATGCAGGTTGGGGTTTTCCTCAAAGCATTTCTTGCGCCACTCCTTGTAACGCTCCCTGCCGCCGCGCTCGTGGTAGTATTCGTAATGAGACTGCAAAACTTTGTCGTGGTTCTTACGCTTCCATTTTTTTGAGCCCTCCTTGTGACAAGCTACGCAATGCCCATATGGCAGCATTCTTTCGGACAGGTGGCCTTTGGGGCAGGGTTTACCATTGAAGTAGAACCGTTGTCCGGCTTTCTCTGCCTCCTGCCGGGTCATTATCTTCTGGCCAATCTTAGCCTCTAACTCTGCGACGTGCCGCGCCCGC